TGACCCGCGTCATCCCACGCTCCTCACACAACTTCCTCGCATGCGGCGAGTCCGCGATCACGAGCCACCCACGGCACTTTACGTCCCTGAGGAATTTGACCATCTGGTCAGCCAGCGATCCCGCCAGCGACCCTCCACGTTCGCTCTCGTCCACCCACATCGGCTCGGCGTGGGGGAAGAACTGCATGACGTGGAACCCGACGATCTCCTCACCACGAAACGCCACGAGGATGCGCGTGAGTGTGCGGTTCAGCGACGGCCATCCGTTGACGAGGCAGAGGTCGTCGATACGCTCCCACTCGGCTTTGGTCGCAGGCCGTAGGCCGCGCTCGTTATCAGGGCCGTCGATCCACTCGAACCGTATCTCGTCCTGCTCCTGCTCAGCCATCGTCCCTCCTACTGGATTATGAGTGTCACGATGCAGCCGTCGCCTGCATTGTCAGCGTCGATATAGTAGCGGTAGGGTGAGAAGGAGTCCCGGTTGCGCGCGGCACTGGTCAGCGTGAACGCAGGCGCGAGCGCAGCCGTGCTCCCCGGCAACAGTGACAAGGCTGCAATGATGACGCCCGGATCGTCCCTGTTCCCCGACCCCGCTGCGCCCTTGCGACAAATGTATACGTTGCCTGTAGGAGTCGCGAGGCCGTGGGACGCGCCTGCGCGGCAGGGCTGGAATATAATCTGGTAAGCGGTGACAGTGTACTCAGCTCCCTGGGCCTGACCCGATGCGGACGACGACGATGCAGTCTCTGGCGCGTTGTAGGAGCTAGGATCGACCAGCGACATAATACCTACCGGAGTCCCTGGCGTCGCGCATGCGATCAGGCCCAGCGGCCAATCCGGTCCCTGCCTGTCCTGTAGTACTGAGTTCGCCATAAGCTATCCTCCTCCGCAGCATACACCTCACCCGCTACGTCGTCCATTCAATTTGTCCCGTAGCCGCGTTGTACTTGAGACTCTGGCCGTTCAGCGGCGGCGTCGCACGGACATTGAGTCCCGCGATCTTCGTGTTCGACGGCCCGTTCGCGACCTGCTGCTGCAACGCCTGATGCGACTTCTCCATCTCCGCCATCCGGGAGTGCGCCGCGGCCAGCGCATCGGTCAACGCATACACGTGATTGTAGAGAATGCGGAAGTCGTCGTGCAGCGGCCCAGTGAGCTGGCGCGTCGGATAGTGGCGGTTCCCTGTCGTGGGATTAGCGGTCGCCTTAGTCATTGCTACCTCGCATCGGGTAGGAGTCGGCGGCGAGGGTATAACATTTACCGTCCTGCCCCCAGTGATCGCACAGCACGCCGCCGTGCGCCATCATCCGCAACCCGGCCTCCCTCAGCCGATAGCAGAAGTACATATCGTCTGTCCATTCCGCCGCTAGTGGAAGCGCCGCGCCATTACGATACAGCCCCAGTGACTTGGCGTGCTCTACCCCGTGCACGTCGACGAACCACGGCTCCGGCAGCGACGCGATCTTCCTGAGGTCGATCATCATGCATCCGGTCGCGATCGCCTGACACTCGAATACCTCCCCGCGACGCCAGCGCCAGTGCGGCCCGATCCCGTAATCCTGAAACACGAGCGGCACCGCCGGATCACTCTTGGTCGTGTATATCCCGGCGCACACGGCCACGTCGTCGTCCGCGTTCTCCAGCACGTATTGCAACTTCTGCAACGTATCCGGCGGCGGCACTACGTCGTCGTCGATGAACATGCCGAACTTCGCGCCGTAGCTCATCGCCTGTCTCACGAGCGCCGTGCGCGCCGGGCCACGATCCATATCCTTGATGTTGAGCAGCATATGGGAGCAGTTGGCGAGAGGGGCCAGCAGCGCCAACCCGATGCCCCACTCCGGCGGCGTATAGCGGAGGGTGCCGTCGCCGTTCCGTGTGATCGTCGGCAGCAGGACGCCGAGGCCGATCTTCTTCACCTCCATCGTGCCGCCGACCTGCTTCCACTCTGTAGGCAACGTCGTGGCCAGCCTTGGCGCAGGTGGAGTCGCGGCAGCCACGTTCGGGTAATAGTTCGGAGTGCCGTCCAGCCGCAGGTCCTCGACCGACATTCTACGCAGTCCCGTCGCCATCTCGCCTTCCTCCCACCACCATATACACGAGTGTCCTAGCCCCGAACGCCATCCCGGCAGCAACTCATCCAACGCGCGCCGCACTCCGGGTTCGGTGCGGTCATGTCCGCATAGCAGGCCGCCGTGCCGCAGCCGCGCTCGCCATACCAGGATGTCCCGGCGCACGTCGTCGTATTCGTGTGAGCCGTCGATGAACACCATATCCGGCTTCTGGTCGTCTGGGCCGCGTAACCACTCGGCGCGCAGCTCCGTCGTCTCGGCGTGATCGCAGCGAATCGGCGTTACGGGCAATCCCTTCACGTTGTCGAGGAATCGCGCGTAGAAGTGTGGGCGGTCCTCATCGCGCACAGCGGCGTCGTCCCGTGGACCGTACCAGTCGTCCAGCGCGAACACCTCGCCGGGGGTGTTGGCCGCCAACGCACAGGTGCTGCGGCCCAGATAGCTCCCGACTTCGACGATCCGCTTATGGGTCGCCGCACGTTCGGCCAGCCAGCGTAGTTCGTCCTCGAAGGGCCAGCGCAGGTCCGGCGTGGCTAGCGCTCGTGTGATGTCTATCGTCGTCGTCGCCATGTCACATCCTCCCGATCCACTCCCGCTCGAAATCCGTCAGCGACTCCAGCAGCACTCCCTGTAGTTGCGCCCGCTCAAACATCTGCGTGTACCATAACACGAACGCCGCTTGGCGCTCGTAATGGCTCAGATGCTAACGAGATTCAATCGTTCTTGTATCACTAACACATGTGGGCATTGTCCGTATATCCCCTTAGCCATATTGCAATTGAAGCACAACACTTGTAATTGCCCTTTGGGGAAGCCAGCGTTCTTGAGTTTTATGTAGAACCCAGAGCCAGAACACACTGTCTTACGATGCTCGTTGCCGTCATTGTTAATATGATCAAGAGACAAGAATTCAACATTTTCTTCTCCACAACACGCGCAATGTCCGCCATATGCCTCTATGGTCTCCCGTTTTATGAGTGCAAGTTTCAATTTCGATTTGGCTAACACTCTGTCTCGATTGCGCCAGTAATAACGCATGAGATAATCAGGGTCAGCGGCGTAGCGTTCTTTCCTCCACTCTCGCTTACTTACTCTTATAGCATCACGGTGACTCTCAAGATAGGCTAGATTGTATTTACGCTTCTTCTCTGTGATATTCATATGCGCGCTTGATCTCCCGTAGCCCCGCCAAGGGATCTGTATCTGAGATAATTATCTGTACGACTCCAGCCACCAACCCAAATTTCCCAATTTTCTAGGAACAGTTGGAATGGTGCTGTAGACGTAGCAGAAAAGAAATATATAACGCCCTTGTTCGCTGTCAGTATGAACGTGAGCTTCGCCATGACGCCGCCCGTCGACGGGAGTGTGATCGGCATGGGCTGCTGGCCACCGTAGCAGGTCACCGTCAACGTCACCGGCTCCGTCGCGGCGTAGCACGCGCTCACCTGCTTCACGTGCATATACCCGAGCAGGCCGAACGCTGTGCCCTGCGTCTGCCACGTCTCCGCAGCCTCCGGCGTCGACTCGAACACCCACTCGACGCCAAAGAACCGCCACGGCACCTGTACACCCATCGAGATGGCGGATATGAGGCCGTCTTCCTCGGTAGGGTAGGACTCGGTAAGGCTGGGATCGGTCCACCCGATATACCCCGGCCCCACGCTGGTAATCGGGAACGTGCCATCATATGGCGCTACTTCAGTGATCGTGGCCTCCGCACCTAATGCGAATCCGTCGCTGTTGGCGACCGTCGCCACAACCTGCGTGTTGAATATGGGATTGTTGACTACGCTCAGGATCTCCGTCGATATTGGCCCGCCGACCAGCGACGGCTCCAGCCGCACGGTGTGCGCGATGAACGGCGTCACGAACGAATACGCGATGATGCTCTCGCCGTTGTGCTGCACGACAGGCGTGAACGGATGCAGCGTGAGAGTGTCGCTGTCTCGTACCTGCAATCCTCGTAGCGCGTTGAACGTATCCGCGTGGAGTAGGAATCCCTGGATATACTTCGCCGATTCCGTTCCGCCGTCGTACCAGTCCGTGTAGCGATCCGTGATCGTCTCTGGCTTCTGAATAAATGAGGGCTGCCATATATTGATCCGAGTCGCTGCGCCTTGCGCGGTGAAGTTGTCCGTCCATGCGATCTGGAGGCCGAGGAAGTCGCTGAGGACGCCACCGCCCAGCGATATCTGCGTCTGCGTTCGCGACGCCGACGGCGCAATTACCGTCGTTGCGGCCAGCGGCACGCCTCCGCTCATTGGAGTCACGCTCACGCCTGTCGCCGCTGAGGGATTAGAATCGAGCCACGCGTCGCCCCACACCTCCCCTGCGCGCACATCCCCGCCGTCCCACTCCCCGGTGATGATCGCCGCCGCGATTGGCCCGATGGCGTCGTTCGTATACGGACTCTGTATGAACACCCCGCCAGTGGAGCCGCCAGCGACCAGCACCGGATACGTCGAAAGGCCCGGTGTCAGCAACGTACCTCCCTGCTGCTCGACGTGATAGAACGCAGACGGCGGTGATCCGTTGTTATAGATATCCACCGACCACGCGGCAGTGCGGGTGTCACAGACGAGGCAGCGCCAATTCCCCGTTGAGTCGACATAGGTCGCGTAGAGGTAGCCGTTGCAATGGGCGAGACGGAAGTTGGCCGCGTAGGCGTAGTCTGGCGCCAACACCTCATACCCGTTGTAGGTGACGTTCACGCCAGCCACGCCGTCATGTGGGAACAGGTTGTAGAGGTCCGCGTCGGTCAGCGATCCCTTCTGCGAGTCCCAAATCGCGTCCTTGGCCCACCACCATATCGTCTTGCCGTCGGTGCAGTGGCCCCACGGTGCGGCGAGCCCTCGCGGTAGCGGCTGCTGGATGTAGGAGTAGCGTTGAGTGGGATTCGACGGTTGCGGGTAGAGCGCCCACCAACGCTCCGTAGACGCCACGAAGCTGAGGCCGTCGAGCAACTCTCCGCCCAGCAGAGGTTCGGTCGGCGGCGTGATCTCGATGTCGTAGGAGTCGGGTGCGGAGTCTGGCGCGTAATTCTTGGCGAACGAGATCGTCCCTGGCCGCAGCGGATCGCCGACCGCGAACACGGTCCCCTCGGCGTCCGGCCCCCACATATACGGCAGGAGCTGGCGCGCCAAGTTGGGCTCGTAGACGGCAGCGTTCGTGGTGAGGATATACCCGGCGTTCTCGACGAACTCGAACTGGTAGTAGTTAATACCACGCCCGGTGGCGAGCAGGGTGGGCCGGGAGCGTAGCGTGTAGACGTTGGTGCCGCCGATGCGTACCTCGGTGCCAGGGAGCCAGCGCAGGACGTTGTTGGGCGTCGGCACCCATATACTGGCGACGAATCCCGTGACCGGTGCGGCAAGACCGTTCATTAGCGGCACGTCGATCGACGGCCACGGCTCGTAGTTGTCGAACTCCAATTCCTCGCCCGCCAGCGCCGCCTCGTCGGAATAGTTGTCGATGAACGTGGTCGAGGTCGTGGGCGATTGGCCGATCCATCGCCACGACGTGACGCTCCCGCCGTAGCGGAACACGTCCCACGTATCAATCTGCCCGTCATACGCAGCCGACGGCAACGCCAGCGTGACCTGCTCGCGTCGCGGGTTGACGCCGTACCGCGTCTCCGGCGACGGATTCCCCTTGGCCCCGGTCAGCGACGACCGCGGGCGCACGCGGTAGAGATACGGCGCGCCACTCTGTCCCACGTCCGGCGAGTATCCACCCCAGATAGTGACCGGGCCGAGCTGAATGTTGATCGGGTAGGAGAACGCGGTCCCGGCCAGCGACGCGGCGTTGACGAGGAACTGTACCGCGTTCACATTCTGCAACGTCTTCGTCTGGTCGTTGCCGACGCGGGTCAGCGCCGAGATCGGGAAGATGATCTCGGCCCATTGGAGGTCGCCCGGCGTCGTCTGAGCGCTGGACGACGTAGACAACTGATTGCCGGACGCTGCCGCCGTCTCCTCGTCGATCGTGGCGCGCTGGTCGACCAACTGAGCCGCTCCAAGCTGGGTCAGCGTGTTCTGCACGCCCGCCTCGATGTCGGAGACGCGCACCGTGTAGTAGTAGAGGTTCTGGGTGAACGACCCGTCGCCCACGTCGAACAGGAGCTTGGCCTCGTTCAACGCCGTCAGCACGCTCACGTTGATCGAGAAGTGGAGGTAGTCGGCCTCTTGGAACGAGTCCGTGCTGTATACGAACGGGTTGCCGAGGCCTGCGGTAGAGGTCTCGGTGCCGATCCCCGCGCCGCTCAGCGCAAAGGTGACCGTCGGCGACGTGATCGACTGGCCCACGGTGAACGACGACGCCGGGAGGTTCACTTGGATTGCCTGTGGCGCAGTGAACGTCTCGGCGGAAGTATGCGTGCCCGTCGTCGACGTTTCGAGGCATACCGTCCCATCCGGCCCCTCGGTGACGCTCCACACGATGCAGGTCTCAGAGCCACCGCTGAACTTGATGAGCGCTCCACGGCGCAGCGATCCGAGGAGGTTCTGCTCGTAGAGGGATTGGCCCTCGTTCCCCGGCCCCGCGCCCAAGTTAGCCGGAACGACGATGCAGCGTCCGGTCGTCCCCGTGAAGTAGTAGACCGCCAGGATGCCAATAGCCACAGGCTGCGCCGGGTATACGTCCTGCACCAACACGCCAGTGTCGCTGATGGAGAGCGCCATCTGCCTCGTATACACTTGGCTTGTGGAGACGCCGAGGGTGGCGAACCCGGTCGTGGGCACGCCGGGATCAGCGAACACTGATTGCACGGTATCGGTGACGCGGGCGGTATTCGACACCGCTCCAGCCACTCCAGCGTGTGTGTAGGAAGGATTCGGCGAGAATATATTGTAGAGCGTGGTCGTCGATGCCGCGTTCGGCGCTGTCTGCGGCTCCGCGATTCCCACCTTCTGCTGCGTCACCACTCCCGCGACGGGCGCGCTGAACTTCTGGTAGTCGTTCCCATTGGCGATATACATCCACGGGTTCGGCGACTGCGCTGGCCGGAACGGGATCATAGCCGCGCCGGGGAATCCTGCGCTGCCGGACAGCGCACCGACGACGCCAGCCTGCGTCCACACGTTGTTGTCGTTGCTGACCGCTACGATGACAGGATCGTTGTCTGTATTGAGGGCAGCGAAGGCTCGCAGGTCGGTAACAGAGTGGGAGTTGGTGGGATAGAACGACGCCAACCCCGGTCGAGTCTCGATAGCGCTGTCATTGACCACCCGGATATTGCGCCCGTACACGTATTTGTTGCCAGGCGTGAGCGCGTCTGGCGGCGCGTTCAGCTTCATGCCGCCGTAGCGGAAGCGGAATCCCTCGTTCGGACGCGTGTAGTTCCGGCCGCTATCCGCCACTGGTAACCTCCGCCGGAGAGTCGGCCGTGTATCGTGGATGGCGCTCTGCCTCTCGCTGCGACTGCTTGTACAGCGTTTGGGCGAACTCGCCCATCTCCGCGATCCGGCTGGAATACAGCGCCGCCAGCGACAGGAACCGCTGGTGCATCGCGAGCGTGGCCTCGAACTCTGCTCCGCCGCACTTGAACATGGCGAGATGCTGTGCCTCGTCGAGGATCGCCTCATATACGTCTTCCGTCACGTTGATGCAATCCGCTGAGAGGGATGGCACAGGCGCGTTCTCGACGACGGTGGCGCTTACAGTGTAGAGAGAGGAGTCCGGCGTGGGCGACAGCGCGACGAGGTTCAATCCCGCTACGAGCGCCGCTGTCGGAGCCGTCGGAGTCGTCGACTCCCATCCTGTGTTGTACTGGTCCGACGACACTACCGCGTCGACCTCGATGGGGACGTTGTTGACGCGCATCCCTAGCAGCGCCGGGGCCAGCGCCAGCAGCGACATCCCCTCCGCGTACCGTCGCTCGCAATACTGTTGCCGCAACGGATCCTTGGCGTTCGACTCTCGACCGAGGAGTTCCGCCAGCGCGCCCCACTTGAGCACCCACGCCCAATCGTCAGGGATGATCGTCGAGGTAGGCGACGCCAGCGAATTCTCGATGGTCAACAACTCGTAGGTGCCAGGGACGTTCAGGTTGGTGTCCACGTCGAACGTCTGTACCGGCTGTGTCGACCTCGCGTAGGTCGAGGGGATGCCGGGTGGCATGGTCGTGTAATTGGGCTCGAAGGCCTGCCACGCCCAGGAGTCGTCCTCCCACAGCGTCGACGGAGAGCCGAATCCCATAGCGGGGATGAATGCCAGACGGCGCAGGTCCAGAGTGTTGGCGGCCAGCGCCGTTCGGCCGGGCGCGGCGGGGATCGTCGAGTGCGTGATGAAGCATCCCGTGGTGCCAAGGAGTTCGTTGAGCCGCTGATTGACGGCGTTGGACAGGTCGGTGGCGGAGAACTGCGCCGACACGCTCCCGGTCGGCGGTTCCAGCAGGTGGTAGAGAATGATGGTATAGAGGAGAGATGGAGTGAGCGTCACAGGGCGTAGCGTCCCCACGACCGTTGTGAGGTCGTACCACGCAACGTTAGCCTGAGAAGGGAACTGGAAGTCACCGCGCCAGTACGCCGCCAGCGCGTTCCACTCACGGATCGCCTCTTGGAGGTAGAGTAGACGCTCCGCCTGCGACCAGAATTGCTGGTTCGGGTCCGCAGGGAGGTAGAGGCGCGCGGATAGCGCGGCGTCTGCAATCGCGAGCGTGATGGGACAGGCCATTCACCTCTCCTCTATGAGCCTACCGCTTGCAGGTCCGCCACGAGCTGGTCCGTCGCTACCGGAGACTTCGTATAGTCTAGTGAGATAGCGGCGTGGGCCTCGTCGGCGTAATACATGAGCCACGGCCATGACGCTTGTTGCAACGCGCCCCACGTGACGACCCATATCCCTGTGGCGTCGTACTTGACGATAGGGACCGAGTGGCCTCCCCACGATCCCGGCGCAGCGTCTCCAGTCACGTCGTTGTCGATGATGTCCCATAAGCCGCCGACCTGATTCTGCGCGGTCACCGGGAGCTGGATGCCGAGATCAACGGCTCCGAACACGTATACGGCTTGCTGCACTCGGAGTTGCGTCAGGTTGACCTCGGCGTGGGCGCTGATCCTGTGTCCTCCTACTCCGGTATCGCGGAAGTAGTCGAGCACGGCGGTAATGACTCCACCCTGATCGGTCGCGGGATCGGCGGGATTATACCCACAGGCCTGCTCGTACTCGGTCAGGATTGCGGAGTCGGGGACGGTGACCTCCGCGCCGGTGTCGGCGGTCCACGCCTGAATCATGTGGCCACAGGTCGCGCAGGTGCAGTCCCCGAGATTGTCGTTGAGCATCTCGCCCCACGACGTGATCCCGGCAGAGTTGTCGAGTGCGTCTGGTGCAGTCGGCAGAGCCGCAAGGAAATCATGTAGCACGGCGAACTTGGCCATCGTCCGCTTGTTGCGGGGTGAGACGTGGGGCCGTCCGAGATGCAACGGCCCCCGCGTGGGATGGACGAACGGTTCAGAGTTCATACTCAGGCCCGAAGAACGACACTGCCGAGTTGAAGTCCGACTTGAATTGCTTGGCGCTCTCGGTGGCCTTGTCCGCCAGCTTCCGCTCGGCCTCCATGTTCTTGGCCGCGGATACCGCTGGCACGAGCGCGATCAGCGACGCCACGAACGCCGTCACCGCTCCGACTGCGGCGGTGAACTTGTCCTGTGAGTTCGGATCGGTGATGTGTAGCTGAGTAAGGATCGGCCCTAGTTCGCTCGTCAGCGCTGTCAAGCTGGCCTGAATCTCGTTCAGGACACCCGGTTGCGCGGTCGCCGCGGCAGCCTTATACGACGCGATCAGCGCCTTGATATTGACCAGCGCTGTCTGCGCCTGCTGTGCCCAGTTGTTGAACTGGGTCATCACGGCAGGCGATACGCCCTCGCCGAACGCAGCCAGAATCGCTACCAGAGCCTGAATCGCGGGGCCAAGGAGCGAGATGATGGTTGACGCTTGAGACTCCCAGTCCCCGCAGCCAGCCATGATGATGCACAGGTCCATGACGGCGAAGATGCCGATGAGCTTCCAGAACAGGTTGCGATTGAATTTCATGGTAACGCTCCTCCAATGTAAGTTGCGGTGATCTCTGTTTGGCCCTGTAACTTCTCCATCAACTGACCGAACGCCAGCCGCGATGATCCTACCATATCGACGCCACGACTCGCGCCAACAATCGTACACCCCTCTGTATCTGACGGCCAGTTGCCGGGGTGAATCTCGATCTCGGTGAATCCCGGCACGTTCTGGAGATGCGGCGTTACCTCCTTGAAGTGCGCCGACATCTCCAGCGTTACCGGATACGTACCCTGCGGGATCGCATACGGCTTCCCCTCCGACTGATCCGAGCGGGGCTCCAGCGTATAGCAGAGGAACGCGCCATCGACGGATAACTCTCCCGTGGTGGAGTTATCGGTGAACGTGTCGCGCTGGATGACGAGCTTCATTGCTGTTTATACGCGCCGAGGTACACTACTTCCCCGACCGCGACAGCGACAGTCGGCCACCAGTGATACGTTGCGTAGAACTCCGCGTAGGCGTTGCCCAACGCGGTCGCTCGTTCGGCAGGGGTTGGATATTGAGAGAGGTCGATGAATTGTGGAAACTTATCCGGCGGTCCTGATCCGTTTGGCATTATTGTATCCTCCTTGCGTTTTTATTCTCGTCGTCGCGGTCCCACCAAAATCCTAAATCCGCACGTTCGATACTCTTGCACGATCCGAAATCCATCCAGCGAGCCTTGCGCGCCTCGTACCCGGCCCAGATCACCGTGGCGTTAGGGAAGTCCGGGCATCCGGTGTAGAGGAACTCGCCGTCGTCCTTCGACATCCACCATTTGTTGGGCGCGACCTGGCGCAACACTTTGACGTGGTAATACTCGTATACATGAGCGTTCGACATCTGCGCGGCGCGGATCCCGAGGGTGACTAGCACGAGGACAACGAAGATGCCTGCCGTCACTATTTCGCCGTCGCTACTCCTTCGGCGGAATGTTAAGCGCTTTCCGAACTTCGCTATAAAACTGGCGAGCTTCCTTCCGTACATCCTCCACAATACCAAGCACACCATACACAAGCAGAAGCACCAGCCCAATAATCCATCCCCCGTTACCACCGCCGGGATTGCTCTGGCCACCATCCACGCCTTCCTTTCTATCCCTTCCCGAGCCTCGAAGTAGGCACTTCTGTTCTTGTTACGAAATCGGGACAAGCCTCCTACGGCAGTATTGACGGCATCGCGGAGGGGAAGTCCAGCGCCGGAGCTCCGCCTGCCACGATCGTATTGAACGCGCTCGTTTGGCTCAACACATAGACTCCGTTCGTTAGCTTCCACAGTTCCCACTGGCAGTGCCCGCTGGGCTGCCCCGGCGCGGTCATAATGAAGTAGTTCTTCTCCATGTTGGCAAATCCCGCCCCCCAGAAGTAACTCTGTATGATCGCGTTCCGGACGCCGAGGTCGCCGCCGAAGTTGATCAAGTACGGACCCTCCACCTTAGTCATAATCGGGCCGCCCAAAGTGGCAGTCGTGAACGCGGCTCCATTGCCAGGATAGATGCGGAATGTCGAGTCCGGTGTGATGATCGGCGGATTGAATCCGCCTTCGAGGAAATAGCGCGGAGCCCAGGCGATTGCACCGTTTTTCCCCGGCCATGACTTCGAGGCGAATATCTTGAACGCAGTCGGATCGGTCCACGACGTAGGATCGACCTCCGTGATCGACTGGTAGATGTACGCCTCGTCGAAGGAATTGCCATCCCACGGAAATCCCTTCGCGCCTTTCATGTCCCAGATCATGCCATTCTGGACAATCGTGTACTCCGGCTGGCCTCCAGCCCCAGCGACGGCCAAGTGAAATTCCGACGACCACGAATCGTCGGGCTGCATGTATTCTCGAATGTCGGTCATTCCTGCGGGTGCGCTCATTTTAGTTTCTCCAAAGTATTCTTCAAGACGTTAATCCTGCCTGTGATGATCGGCACGTATTGACTCAGTTCCGCCATACCCTTGCACACGACGAGCCAGTGCTCCAGTTCGCGCAGTTCGAGTTCCAACCGCTCTCGGCTACGGCGCTCTGGGGTGTCGGGCATATCATCGCGCTAGTGCCTCAGTAGGGTCATTAACAGTCCTGCTATACCGAGAAATAAAGTAATACATATCCCGATGGTCCAGTTCTGTTGCGTTTTCATGGCCGAGAATCGTTGTTCGATTTCGACTCTTGGCATTTGGTTCCGGTCCCGGTCCTGCATTGCAGCACGCCATTCGTTCGTATTGTCGAAGCGTTTCTCCTGCGCGACTTCAGCTTTAGTAACCGCCTTTTCGCTGGAGTTAAGAGCCAAAGAGGTTTTCTCGTCCATCGCCGTGAAGCGGGATTCATAGCGACGATCCCTCTCATCCATAACCTCTTTGACGCCAGAGACCCGCTCCTCCAGTACTGAGATGCGAGCTACTGAACCTTCGTTCGATTGATTGACGGTTTCCGCCATTAGATCAGTGAAAATGCGATCCCAGTCCGTTACCGCCCAGCAACAGGCTCAGGATGTAGCAGGCGAACGCCAGCCACCCCAGCGCCCAGTTTGGCGGGTTCCATCTTGACGCCACGCATGCGAGCACGAATGCGAACACGAGCAATATGATAGAGATCATTTTGTAGCCTCCGGTGGGACGGTTGTGGTTGTGGTTTGGAGTTGCGTTACCTGCGTAGTCTGTTTCACAATCTCCGCTTGGACGATGGCTTGTTGTGGCAGCGGCCCCGGCATCTGCGGCAACATACCATTGATGAACGGGATCTTGCTCACTGCGAAATCTGTAATCGAATCGAGTGTATGGCCGAACACTGCGGCGACGGGCGCATTTCGCGTTGTTAGTTGCACCACAGACGCGTAACTCGTCCAGCCGAAATACCCCAGCACTTGGTCGGCGAGTCCGGGCGTGAACATGATCCAGAATATAAGGCTCTCAAGGAAGGCACGCACGAGCAGCGGCACCCATGACCGCTGAACATAGTTGAGATATCCAGTAGCGACCGGATTCGGCGGATTGATGCCATAGTAGGCCCGCTTCAGCCAATAGGTGAACATTCCGAGCATGAACCATAACCACAACCATATCTCGTGCCAGTTCATCGCGATCCCCCTTTATGGTTTCTTCCATTCGACCTTCGCCTGCACTACGATCCCGTTGCCCTCTTCATTCTTCGCAACCGTTGGCGCAGCCAGTCCCGTTGGCGCGGCTGGATTCGCCGGGACCGCTACCTGCACTGGAGTCGAATACGCACTCTCAACGCCAGAGACTTGCGCGGTGACGGCATAGTAATAAGTCGTCCCGGCCGTAGGAGTCGTGTCCGTATAAGTTGTGGCCACAGGAATGCACGTACCCGGCAGCACATACGTCCCTGAAGCCGTGCCTCGGTACACACAGTTCTTGGTCACGCCTGCTGTGGTGGATTGTGTCCATGTGAGCACTACAGACGGCTGTGAAGGCCCGTTCTGTGCGTGGCACGAATACATCAACGCAAACACTAGCGGTACGGCGCGAAGTAGTCTCATTGCGTCCCTCCATGTGAAATCTGTTTCGATTCGTTGTCGGCTATTGTCGCTCCCACCCCAGTTACCGGAGCGACGACGAATGGCTGCAATTGTGTCACGAACACGTCCGAGCGGCAATTAGAAGTTGTGGTGCAAGTCGTCCCACCAGAACTGGACCCTAGCGTACCAAGCCAGTCGGAGGTGAACGCATAGAGGTTGCCGTCCTGCGAAATCTCCCCGATGCACTCCTGCGTGGTGAAGAACCGCGCGTCGGAGCCGGTATTGTTGCAATGGCCGAAGCGGTATGTTACTCCCGTCCCCGGCACCACCGCCTGCACCTCCATGATCCAACCGAAGGATATGGCAGGGTAGCAGTAAGTCGTGTTGGCGGTCGTTGGTGGCGCGGTCGTCGTGGTCATCGTGCCCGTGGTCGGCACCGTCGAGATCGTATACGCCTGGCCACCGATGTCCACCGATCCGGTCCACGAAGTCGTGAATACATGCCCAGCAAGCAACGTTACATTCTGTCCTGAAGTGCTCACCACACCACAAACCGTGTCCTGACTCGGCCGCCACGTCGTTTGAAAGAACGGTAGAGAATCCAAAGCATCGACGTTATTCCAGCCCTGATGGAGATCAAAGGTGACACCAATCCCACTGGGGATTTGATTCGAAGCGTAGAGATTCGATGGACTGCTCACGCTTGTGAGCGATCTTTTGGCCTGCTGGCCGATGGGTGAGTTGTAGTTATTGATAAATGTCAGATTACCGGTGACTGTATGCCCACCGGAGTTCGGCGTCTGCGTCGCGGCAAAGACGTTCAGTGTCCCAATCTGGACTATAAACGGCAATCCCGTGCAACCGTTGCCATTGCCGGTGCAGTCGATGATGCCGTAGGTATCGTTGTGGGATAGCTTCTGGGAGTGAATAAACCACCCCCCAGCGACCGGGAGCGTGGCCGTGCCTGTCGTGCCCCAATCTCCCGTAACGACGCCCGTCTCCGTGTTGATCGCCCAACACCCTGAGCCGACTTTATAGACGGCGAAGATGAATCCCGTGCCCTGCGACCCCGACACGGACCACGCGCTCGCGAATAGTTGGTCGTCGTTCGTCGACGACGTGTCGTCCACCCACGTTGGTGAGCCATAGGCGGAAGACGGCAGACAGTTGTAGACGCCGGGATTGTAGTTGGGTAGGCCGTTCGTCTGCTCCGTGAAATCGAACAGGACGGTGCAGCTTGGCGCGGTTAGCCGCGATCCACTTACCCAGTTCGTGAAGTCGAACGCGCACAGCGTATTTCCGTGAATGAAATACGCCTTGTAATTCGTGTGGCCCCATGAGCAGGTAGCGGCTGGTCCGGTCAGCCCTCCGTGAGCCGAGCCGGACGTATACGGTCGCGTGATCGCCAGCGTCAGTTCGTCCACGTCCACGAAGTAGGAGAGTGTGCCCGACTCCTGAATGCACATCAGCGCGTGAGTATGGCCCTGGTAGGTGAACGGCTTCGAGAAGATGTTCATGTCACCGGAGCCGGACGCAGCCGTCGTGTAACTGTCGTTCGGATTCGACGCGGAATCGAAGTTCGCGTCCGACAGGCGCAGGGTGCGAAGGTTGTTACCCATGTCGTCCGTGACCGCCGTGCCGGCGCCTACGAGATTACCGACGTTGGGGACAATGGGGCCGAGTTTGGCCACGTTGAGATCCGTGCGCGCGGAGTAGATAGGGGAGGCACCTGAGATCTGCAATGCTCCCCGGTCAATAGTTCCATTCGCGCCGCGCGTCACGCCAAGCATGTCCGTATTATTTGCGGCAAGCACGCTACCTGTATTGATCCCCGCCATGGTATCGGAGGTCAAAGAACAACACGCCCCGCTATTATTGAACGGATTTGTAGCCGACACCTGTTTATGGCTGTCCGCGTCGGACGATCCCGCACTCGGAGTATCAAAGTAAGCGTTGTATCCCCAAGTGACTCCCGGACTGAATGTCGCTCCGTTGTAGCTGGTCGTACCGTTGGCGATCACCGACATGGGATCGTTGTCGTAGAACAGATTGTTTTCAACCACCATTGTGGTGAAAGGCGTCGTGTATGCCAGCCCGATGCCGAACGCGCCTTCAAGACTATGAGGGCCAATGTCATAAATGGTATTGTTGAGAAAATAGACTGTTCCGTCCGTGAAGGATGCGTCCCAGATCGCCAGTGCCCCGTCTCCGACAGCGCAGTTCTGATTAGCGTTCGTCGATGAGCAGGTAAAGATGTTCCCGTATATGAACCAGGGACCATTGATGCCGTTGCCACTGTTGTAATCCGCGCCGGATGCGGTGCCGAGGTGAGCCGTGGCTCCATTGCTTCCGACTCCGCCAATCTGGTCGGTCACGTTATAACGCCAGGTAAAGTTGGTCAGCCCTTCCGAGCAGGAACACGCCTCGCTGTGATAAGTGGGAGAACTGTAATTGTTTTGGACATAGGTATATTCAACCGTGTTACTATCTCCTGTTCCAAACCAATAGCCCCCTCCAGCTTGATCCGCGTGATTGCCTCGCAAGAAGAATGGCACAGCGGCGTCGTGAAGATAGATATGCGAGTAGTCGATGTTGTATGATCCACCCTCGAAGTCAATGCCGTTGTCGATGTCCCCTGCGTCCGTCTTGGTATGTGCTCCATTGATGTCCAAATAGGATAGCGTGATGTCGTGAACGAACATTCCTGCCGCGCTGCATGCTGACAGACTTCCGCAGGTGGCTCCGCTGTAACCACTGCCGCCGTTTATACTCGTGCCGGATTGCGCAACTTGATTATTGATTTTGAATCCGTAACCGGATTCAAGCACCCAGTCGATCATTGGGTTGCCTGTGGCAGTACTGCGATAGACTCCAGTAAGAACCCAATAATCCGTGGCAAACGACAGCGGAGCCGTGAACACCGCTTGGCCGACCATCGTACCTGCATTGAATCCGGTCGAAGTGCAATTGTCGCTGGATGTCACGGCCTTGATCGTGATTATGCTGGTGCCGCTATCTGCCACTGAGAACGTCCGACTCCCATAGCTTCCGACTTGCAAATAATAAGAATCTCCGCGTGTAAATGTAATCGCGGACCACTGCATTGTATTGTTCCAGTCTGCTCCAGATTTCGTTCCAGTACCCGCCGGGCTAACCGTATGGCAGGTTCCGAACGCCGAACCCATCAAAGCGACGATGATGAGTAGATGACGCATTTAATACACCACCGGAGGCATGTAGGGAGAAGTGGTTGAAGCTCCCGTAAAGGCAAGAGACTCGATCACCACGTCATCTCCCAAACTAGCGTCAATTAAGCTGGCGGTAAAACTCCCTGAAGACGCCGAGGACTTAGCGGCACTATTTACTCCATTCAGACAGAAAGGAGACGAACCCGTGCAGTAGGGATTGGACAGAGTTCCACTGGTCGATCCTATAACCAACCCAGAGAATCCGCTGCCGGGTCCGATTGGACCATTGACTCCATCTCCTGCCGTCATCACCAACTCCCCTACCCCACTCAAGGTCATGGTTTGCGAGAATACTCCAGTGGTCCCGTTGCTGGTCGTAGTGGAAGCTAGACAATTCGCATTCGTGCAGGCCCCTGTATCCAGTCCGGTTACTACCCCGCCGTTATAAGCTAGTTCTATTGATACAGTGCCCACATCAAAATTGCTGACTCCGGTAGTGGTTACCGTTACCACATCCGTTCCCGTATTCTGTACGAAGGCCATACATGCAGACAGGCTGATAGCTTGGAGAGGTTCTACATCGGTGCACGAGGGGCCGGGGCCGGTATATGCCACCGGGGTAGCATTCGTTGAGATCGTGTTGGTCACTGTCAAACTGGTAAAGGAACTGACCGCATTGATCGTCAGAGACGATCCATTGACTACAATAGTCTTTCCGTTCCAGTCACAAGAACTTCCCGAGGATGAACTGCATCCAGCCATCGAAAATGGTATGCCGCTTGAAAATGTAATCGTGTGTGGAGCGGTTTGGGTCACCTTGCCTGTAGCCACATTGCCGAGACTATCCGCCGTCGTTACCTTGCCGTTTTGTGGGAAGGTTTCGTTATACCACACTAGGAGGTCGCCAACAGTGGGATTAGTTAGCAATGTCATTTGCGAACTAAGCGTGTTTAGACCATCACTGGTCACCTGTTGACAGTGCTTCAGTATCCAGTTATTCGAAAGCGACGTTCCGTCCGCCTGTGTGCATACGTCATTTCTGAATTGGTTGGTCGGTTTGGCGGACGTTCCACTCGGAGTAAAGGCCACCCACATGCCGCCCCACAGATCGCTGGAGTTTGTATCGCCGGCAGTCGGCTGAATCGCGGCGGCGGTCGTCTGCACGAAATATTCAAACTCGCCCGCAGAATTAGAAATCTGCGTAAAGGCGTTCGGCGAAGTGCCTGCGCTCAAGCCGCCATCGTTGCCGTTGCCGAATACCGCGACGATCAAGTCCCCGTTAACAGTGGGGGGCCACTGAGACTGAGCGCCAAGTACCAACGAGTTTGAGCCGGACGCGCCAGACGTTTGCTCGTTGTTGTAGAACTTGGTGTCTATTGGACCGGAGGTAGCCCCACCGGTAAATTCCGTGGCTATGGTAGAAAAGAATGTCAGACTACCGGCATTGCTGTGACACGTCACAACATTGCTGGCCGTCGTATGTGTGTTCAGAGCGTAAAACGTCTCTATCGTTTGCTGCGTAGTATCGAATCCAGTTAGACCTACTTGAATGTCCACGTAAGTATTCCCAGCCGTGTCGGTCGGAACGGCGAATACAGTTGTTGATCCTGAGGTAGAAAACGGAACCAGTGCCAAGCATCTAACGACAATAAGACTGGGATTGTTCAGAGCAGAACTGAATGCCGCTGCGGACTTAGCAGTCGTACCTGTGCCCGTATAAGTGGACACCCCCTGATTAGTTTTAGTCCACGTTGCCCAAGACGGCAGCGAGCACAGCAATACTAATATGAGTAATAGTCGTCGCATCAATTTGCCTGCACCGTTGTCAGTCTCGGAGTTGTAATCACGGCCTTCGTCACCCAGACAGCCGCCGCAGCCGTATCGGTATTGCGGGTGATTTTGATGAGCATCGTGCCGCCGGGAACACAACTGTTTCCACTTGTTACCTGTGTTGACTGCACACTGGTAGACCAGCCGCGCGTAGCGGTAGCCATCGTCTTAGTTGTCATCACATCGGCGGTATTAAACGTTGGATCGGATGTAGTTGACCCATCCGATTTATAGCAGGCAACAGCAGCTTGGAAGATCACCGTGCCACTAGTGTTTGTATTTGAGAGAAAGTGGACGGAGATATAGGGCTGAGTAGCCGTATCCCAATCCAAGGGCAGTTCGTATTCGAACTGAGCCACTGAAGCATCCACGAACGGTAGATAGCCTCCAAGATTGTTAGCGCCTCCGATGCAGGCTGGAGTCAGGGTGGTGTTCCAAGCGGACCCGGCGACCGCATTCACGCAGTTCACAGCCGGAACTATTTTCACATCAGGAAAATCAACGAAGTTAATCAGGCCCGCTGTGGTCGTGCTTGTCGCCATCTTGTTGGCAGTAGTGGTCGTGTTGCCTACATCGGTGACCACGGTTGAATTAACTTGGGAAGAGGTGATCGTGTTGGCGGTAATGTCGGCAGCCACGATCAGGCTGGAGGTTACAGCCTGCGTCGAACCTGCGAAGTGGGCAATTCCAACACCCGGAGACGCTGCGGTGACCAAGTTGGACGGGCTAACGCTGAACTGCGTAAAGGTCACCGCGTCCGTACCGACCGTATTCACTGTGGAAGTCTGAAGCCATGAGGTCGCTGCGTTCACCGTGCCCGACTGCACCGGGATCGAGCCCGTGTTGTTCATATCGGATGGCTGATCGTAGTCGAGGGCGCGGGTGAACACAGGCGAGATGCCAGTCGTGCCGACCACGGTAGCAATGTAGATACCATTCTGAAACGCCGAGGATTGATTCTTCAGCAGGACGCGCTGGCCGATCGTGCCGATGGATACGCCATCGAGAGTGAACGCTCCGGTTGCAGTCACCGTGAAGGTGGCCCCGACTCCACTGGCACCGTTGGCATAGGTGCCGATCAGGGAGGCGGTCGAGGCGGCAAGGACGGCCACGGCAGGATTGACCGCAGCGATAGCGTTCGAGATCCCAGTGGCCACGAAGGCGTCAGTCGCCACAAGCGTGCTGGCGTCCCCCGCCGTCTGCGTAGTCGCGGTAACGCCATTGCCCAGCACCATGTCGGTGGGAGTCGTGGTACAGGGAGTCACGCCACCATTCGCGTCCCCACAGGCCATGTTGCTCGTGGTGTAGCTACCCGTGCCACTTTGGAGCTTCGTGTCTGTGCCGTTAATCGAGGAGGTCGCAATGCCGCCAATCGCGAGTTGCGCGTATGCGCCATCCGCAATTGAGCCGCCGCTCAGCAGCGGGTAGCCAGAGGTACCCGCTGCGGTTGCCACTACCGCGCCCGTGTTCTCGCTCAAGAGGACGCCGTGGGCCGTCGCGCCGATGGAGGCGAACGCGCCGAACGTCTGCAACGCTGAGAACGTCTCCACGACGTTGAGTTGGGCGAAGTTGGTGCCGCATCCTAGGCCAGTGTTGGTCGTGTATATTTCCGCGTCGTTGCTGCCGCTGCAACTGGCCATCGCGTAGGCCACCGGAGACGCCGACCCGGAAGTGAAGTTGGCAACGAGGGTATTGTTTGCAATCGCTGTCAGGCTGGACAGCGGGAATGATCCCACGTTGATCGTCAGGCCATTGCCGGCATTCCCGAACGAGATACCAGTCCCGGCGACCAGTGGCGCGTCGCCGAAGTAGTTCGATCCGTCCGTCCGCACCGCAATCGGTACGTACTTGAGCAGGATCGGAGCCGACGCACCACCGTTGTAGTTCAGTCCGTTCAGCGATACCGTTGGCGTCGTCGAGCCGATGGAACTGATCCACGCCGTCCATGACGAGTTCGGCGGAGTCGCTGGCAGGATGACCGAGCAACTGGAGGAGCAGTTCATTAGGATCATCTTGTTGCGGTCGCCAGCGTTCAGCGTATAGGTGCCGGTCTGAGTGTTGACTCCACCGAACGATGCCGGAGCTTCCAGCGCGTGGTAGTTGCCAGTGCCGCTGCTGGCGTCAGAGTAGACGAGCAAGCCAGCGCCGGGGAGAATTGTGTGTGACGCGACGTTCTCCGGCTGGAAGGTGGAGGTCGTGGCCGTGATCGTCAGCGTCGCAGTCGAGGAGGCTGTGTTGCGAACGGCGAACGCGATGTTCGATCCCAAGCAGGCGGTCGAACCCACTTGCGGCAGCGTGAGCGTCGCTGGCGCGGAGATATTGAACTCAATCTCTCCCAAGCGGTCGAGTGGGCACGATAGCGCGTAGTTCCCCGTCTGTGAATCCACGTTGACGCCAGAGTAGGCGTTTATCAGCACACCCGAGGAGTTATAGACCAGAATCTGCCCCTGAGCCGCGCCGGATACAGTCGCCGCTACTGGGTTCGTTCCACCACCCACGTAGAGTATCCACGCTGGCACCGCGCTGATCGACCCTGTACCCGTCTGCGTCAAGGCCGCCATCGTCGCGGATGTGCTGCCAGCGAGGCGCGCCGCGGTCGGCGTCCCGTTCTCGTAAATCATGTCGCCGAGCGTGGTCATCGGGTTCGTGAATCCGCCACCACTACCCGTTGTCCAAGCGTTGTTCGAGCAACTGTAGTCGGTGGCGAAGTTGCCAGCGTCGGTGCGCTCGTACTTGTCGCCGTTCGTGCACGTCATGCCCGGTACGCCCGTCCCGGTGATGTACCGCGCCTGCCCGAAGCGCTGCTGGTAGCCGTTGGTTGGCTGCGATCCGGAGTAGACGCAATTGCCTACGCTGATCGAAGAGTCGCAGGTGGTGAATATGCTTGGTGTATCGCCGCTTTGTACATAGACGCCGTAGATTTCCGTCGTGCCCTTCTTGAGATACCCTCCGTTTACTTGGACGTTGGTGGCGTTGATCGTCACGCCCGCTTCGGTTTGCGGACTGGCCGAGGCGAAGCCATTGTCGAATGCGCTGATGTTGCTGATCGACGTGCCGGGGCACGCGGTCGTGATACCGGAGTAGGAGTTTTGCCACGTCACGCCGCCGGTGATCGACGGAGGCGTGGTGTTGTCACAGGCGGAGGTGATATTGATTCCGCTGCCCACGTTGCTCGCCGACTGCGTGGTCTGAGCGAATCCGGCAGGACCCGTGTATGCACCGTTCTGCTCCGAGTAGACGCCGGATACGATATTGTTCCGGCCACCATTCGAGCCGAAGTCAAAGTTGAATCCGCTGTTGTTATTCGTGGAGGCGAATACCGCGCTCATCCACACGTCGGATATGCCAGAAGCCGTCGCCGCGGAGCAGGAGAAGTTGTAGCCGTAGCCCGCGTTGCCGTAGGTCGTCGTCCATCCCGTGAAGTAGGGTCCGGGCGTGTGGATGGAACTGAACGAAGCCGGACAGGTCATGTCGAATCCGTTGCCCAAGTTCTGCTCGGAGAGGATTCGGCTCACCTGCCACTGCATGTTCGGAGTTGAGGAACTCATCACGAATACGACGCCGTGATTGTTGTTGTACTCGGAGACGGAGTTCGAATACTCGCTGTAGGTCGTGTAGCCTAGAGCGATACCGTTGTAGTTGAAGTTCGTATGGACGTTGATGATCTTGGCGCGGCTCGCACCACCCGCGATCTGCAAGCCGTCCCCGCAGGTTGAAGTCCCGTTGCCGCCGGGGCACGTTGGAGAGTTGGTGATGTGCTTGAAGGTCATCCCGTCGACCTGATCGCCGCTGCCGCTGACGGTCAGCACGGGGGAGCTGGCCGTGGCGCACTGGATCGACGTGCCGTCTTGGTTGAGGCCGTAGAGCGTAACGTCGGATACGCTCAGTGTCAGGCCGCAGGCGGTGTAGGTGTCGCTGAACAGGAGTTCCTCGCCGGGACTGGCGGCGCTCAGGAGTGCTTGGATCGCGCTCTGCGATGAGCCGGGAGGGACAGGGACGAGGGTCGTGATCGAGGGACCCCACGCGCTGCTGCCGGCGTAGACAGCGATCCCGGCGTTGGTGGGCCACGTCATACCACCACCACCGCCGCCGGGGCAGGACTGGAAGCTAGGGATCGTAGATGCGTAGCTGCTGGCACCGGACATCAGGCATTGGCCGTTGGCGGTGGGCGTGATCCACGAGCCAGTCGTGGCTGCGCTGCCGTAGATGCTGTAGCCTGTGTAGGCGGAGAGGGCGGTCGCGGTCGCGGCGTTGCCGGTAATGCTGCCGGACGGGATCACGTAGTCTGTACCTGCGACGGCGATGGTCGGGACTCCGGTTGAGGTCGTGTTCTTCAGGAGACCGGTTGCGAGGCCACCGAGGTTGGTGCCGTTCAGGCCAACGACGGTCACGACGAGAGTGTTCGAGGTCGTGGCGTCGCCGGAGAGGTTGCCGTTCGAGATGGAGCTGGCTCCGGTGAACTTGGTTAGCTCGCCATTCGACGGAGAGCCTGTCGTCGTGACGGAGCCGCCGCTGGAGCCGCATGGAGAGGCGGTATAGGTGAATAGTCCTCCAGTGCCGACTTGTACGCAATTCCCTACGCCAGCGGCTAGGGCTGTATCCGTCAGGGCGGTGAATGTTCCCGCGACTGCCGTCCCTGTGCCGATCGCCGCGCCCGGCGACGCCCACGTCCCACCCAGCAGGAGTGAGGCGTTCAGGTTGGCCACGGCGATGTTGCTGGCCACGACGAACGGCGGAGAGCCAATGAGCGTCGAGGCGATCTGGTTCGCCGTCTGAATCTGGTAGCCCACGCCTGCGGTCAGGAAGATGTTGGTTGCGGCAACGATGCCAGTGGTGCTGCCATGCGTGGTTTGGAAGGGAATGACGCCGCCGGAACTACCGTCCCTGATAAAGAATTCTTGGTCGTTGCTTGATCCAACTGCGTACATCTTCCACTGTGCGCTCTGGTTGTAGTTGAAGATCGTGAAGCCGCAGTCCTGATTGGCATTTAGGCCGCACTGCACCTGCGCGCCGCCGGCAGAATTCACCGGATCGACGATTTCAAGATTCTGGGTAGTAAGAACTCCGTAGCCGCTAGAGATACTCTGGAACGTCAACGGCGTTCCATAACTACCGTTCGTGCTAAGATTGCCGCCGATAATAACCGTGGTGCCCGCCATGTTGGCTGTTGGCTGATTCGATTCCCAGTACGGGCTAATCCAGGTCGAGTTCCCGTTCGCCATGATCGGCGTGTGGCTGATTCCTCCACCGAAACTGGCTTGAGCGGACGATACCGTAGTCGCGCAGTTCACCGCGAGCGTAACGGAGTATTCGTTAGTTACCGATGCGATGGTGGTAGAGAGGAGAGATCCCGCACTCCCCGCGCCAGCTATGTTGATCGTCGCGCCGACCTGAGTATCCTTGCCGAACTGCGCCGATTGTGAGGTGAGAAGTGTTTGACTTCCTGTGCAAGCCGCGTCGCTCACCGTGCGGACGGCGTTGGCGAACATGTGCGTCGAGCCATCCACGCCGACCGTGCCAGATGTCTCAGCCGCCGCCGATGGCGCGACCCACGCGAACGAGAAATGTTGAGAGTCGTTATAGCCAGTGACGTAGTGGACGCCGTTGTAGTTGGTCGTCCCGGCGATCACGACCCAGATACTGCTCTGGATACCTGTTACCGGGGCCGCCGTCACCACGCTACAAGTGAAGGTAGTGCAGGAGATGCTCGACAGGTTAGAGACAGGTTGCGCGGCGATGTTTGCGTCCCGTCCGTTGCCTTGAGTCCCGGTATTGCGATGAGACGTGCTAGAAGTGCTGTCATCCTCTACGCCTGTGCCGCCATTGCCATACGTGTTGAACAGCGTCTCAGAGCCATCGTTCGTGTCACCGCCGTGGATATACAATCCGCTATGTTGGCTGGAATTGCCCTGTCCGTAGAGCACCTTCCAATAGTCTGGCTGACCCACATAGCCGTTCAACGACACGTTGGTGCCGTCGATATGGATGGCGTCGCGGGTGAAGCACTCAGCGATGGTGTGCTCGATTGTGGGCTCGCCACCGTAGACGAGGATGCCATCCGCAGATCCCGTGAACGGGAACAGAAGCGTGTTATTGGAGTTGTAGCAGGCGAGGCCGGACGCATACGGCTTGCCGCCGCCAGCGATCTCCATATTCTTGATCGCGCAGCCGAAGCAGGAAGGGTCGATCTGGATGCCAGTGACGCCCGCTGCGAATAGGATGACCGGAGCGCCCTGCCAGTCGTCGTTCGGCACGCCTTCGAGGACCGTGCCGTTGTAGGTCAGATGAAGCGTGCAGGATGAGTAGTAGTCGATGGTCGAGGCTGTCCCGCCACCCTGCGTTGCCGCAGCCACCTTCCGCACCATCAGGCGCTGACCGGGGTGCGCGTTGATCCACGCTTGGAAAGTGGTGCAGGTGTCGGTGGTGCCGTCCGCGACGATGCTGGAGTTGGCGGTGTCCGCGAATACTGGCACTTGTGACGTGAAGCCGATCCCGGTGGATATCGGGTAGGTGTATTGCGGTCCCACGGGAACGTTCCCACCACCGCCCCCGCCCGTGCCAGATACCGCCGCGTCGAAGAACGTAAACGACGCAGGGAGTTGTGCGTAGGTCGGCGGCGGATTGCACGCGTTGGAGTTCGACATCACCACGTCATACTGCCCGGACTGCGAGGCGTAGAACAGGAACGAGCCGTCGAGGTTGGCGCAGAAGGGATTCTGAAGCGGCGTGAGAGTGGAGGTCGAGTAGATCGTTGCGGTGGTGGTCGTACCTGTGAGGTACACGTTGACCTGGCAGCGCGGATAGGACGCCTGAAACGGGTTCACGGACTGGATGCCGGAGACGCCGACCATCTGGCCGCCGGCGACGCACCACTGCTGGAACGAGCCCACGGATTGCGCGGCGGCGTGAGGAGGCAGCAGCAGGAACGCGAGCGGGAGCAGGGGGAGCCATAGGCGGCGCATCACCACACACCTCCGCCGGGGGACGCAACGCCGCCCTGACTATTGAAGAAGTAGCCAAACTCGCCGTCGGCGCTGACACGGTGGGAGGTGAAGAAGTTATCCACCTGCTCGCGGTCGGTCATCCGGTCCTGTCGCAGCAGGGCCTCGTAGGCTTTGCGCGACTCGCCCATCAGGTAGCGGAAGTCCGGGCCGACGTTGCGCGGCGCGTCACCCTTGTTCGCCTCGGCCCACTCGTAGGCGTAGACGCGAGCGAGCGCCAGCACTGTCTCCTCGCGCACGGCGAACGGGATCGTGTCACCGGGGTTGACGAGGTCGAGGCCGTGGCGGATGCCGTAGAGCTGGTAGTTGAGGTTGAAGGTCGGCGCGCCCCACAACTCATACCGCATCACGTTGTAGGTAGTGGAGGCGGGATTGGCGTCGGGCGCGTAGGGAACTACGTCTGTTGGGATGCCGTACCATGTGCGCTGCGGGTCGCGCTGGTCAAGGTCGGCGCGGGTGAGGCGGTCGGTATAGAGCGCGCGGAAGTCGGCCATGTCGCGGATCGATATCCACGACTTGAAGTCGGTGAGTGGCGCGTTCAGGAACGTAGGGACGTAGTAGCACTGGTAGATCTGGAACGCCGAGCCTGTGGTAGGGGCCTCGCCCCACCAGCGATCGAGGGTCAGGGTCGCGATGCCAGCGCCACCGCCATTCGGCGCATATCCCCAGATGTCGTAGAGGCCTGAGGACGCGATGCGGAACTGGCGCTGCGTAATGAGGGAGTAAGGTTGCGTCGGGAGCAGGACCGCAATGGCGGCAGAGTCGGCCGCGCTGAGAGTGATCGTCGCCGAGCCCTGCGTCGCAGCCGCCGAGGAACCAGTGTATTGTGGCGGCGCAATCCACTGGCCGTTGAACAGGAGGAACGACCACAGGTTACGCTCGCGGATGGCACGCCAGGCGCGGTTGATGAGGGTGCCGGAATAGGCAAAGGGAAGTTTGGGGATGGACCCTCGGAGTTCGGTTCGCATTGACAGGTATGACATTCACTCCGCCCCTTGTAAAAATGGGGGCTGCGTTTTGACGCCGCCCCCGCCCCATGAAACATTCGTAGAAATCAGACCAGCGTGGCCATCATCCGCAATGTCTCAGCGGATAGGTTAGCAGCGTTTGCCACCTCCGTCGAGATAGCCCCGAAGGGCGCAGCGGTCGTGAACCACTGGAGCACGATCTGCGCGACCGCGCTGCCCGCTGGCAGGGAGACCGAGGGAGTCGTGGCGGAGGACGCGGTGAACATCTTGACGAGATAGTTGCCAGAGGCGGTGTAGAACTCACAGAAGCCTCCAAACGCCGCTCCCACCTGCTCGATGCCTCCGAAGCCTAGATCGGAGGCCTTGATGATGTCACCTGTACCGGACGAGGTTCCGATGTTGCCGTAGGAAGTCGGCCCGATATGGTCGAAGATCATCTGGTACTTCGAGCCCCACGGCTGCGGGTAGCCGAACAGCGGTGTGTTAGTCTGCGCCATCGTTGCTCCTTATAGCCGTGAGATCGCCTTCGTGATCGCTACCTTGCTGACGGTAGAGGTTGCGGAGGTGCCGACCGAGACGCCGATCAGCGCCATCAGGACTGGCGCGGTCGGGTTGGTCACGGTGGTGTTGTCGGCGGTGGACGCGACTGCGGCCGAGGCCTTCGCGATCACCATGTTGCCTTGGACAGTCGAGGTCGTGGTCGAGTCGAACAGGACGGACGCAATGCCTGCGACCTGTACCCAACCGTAGTTGGACTTGGTCACGGCGTTGATGAAGATGCCGAGGATGTACGTCGGCAAGGTGGTCAGAGGCTGCGCGTCGCCGAACGCCACGTAAGGCGTGGTCGTGGTGGAGCCGATGTCGGTCGCGCGGAAGAAGGCGATGCCGCCCACCGCCGCCGCCTGCGTGGTCCACGTCACGTTGCAGTACATGTAGATGCCGCCGTAGAGCGTGCCCACGGTCGTGTCGGAGAGGGCGAGCGCGGTGGCATCGTCGAGGATGATACGGTCGCCGGGCAGCGTCTGCTGGCCTTGGGACGAGGGGACGCTGGTAGGGACGGAGAGGATCGCTCCGCCGACTTGAGTGTCGTTCACGTCGTTGAGGTACGCGGCGTTTAGGTAATCTGCCTGCTTTGTGAACCATCCACCTGCCATGACGATGTCTCCTTAGTATCCCGCTCCGTATACCTGCGCGTTGTCGCGCGGTGACACGCAATAAATGTTGATGCCCACTTTGAAGAAGCCCACGACGTTATCCGGGTTCGTCTGCGAGCGCACCCACGGCGTGAAGTTGAAGTTGTACTCCGGGTCCGTAGTGGGACGTACCTTCCAGCCCTTGGTGCGGAGCCAGAAGAATGGCTCGCCGGGGTTGATGGTTACCGCGGACGGGAGGTTCGAGATCGCGTTCTGTGTCGCCGAGAGAGTGGCCGAGGTGAACGTGGTTGGCTTCACTGCGGTCGTCTGGGACAGCCCAGCGGGGAGCAGCGTGCCGTATTTCGTCGACGGACAGAGCTTGTCGACCATGATGAGCGCGTTCATCACGCGGATGCCCACCATGCCCATGTTCACGTCCTGCTCCTCGGCGTAGCGCTGCTTCGGCTCTAGGCGTTCGAGGAGGTAGGCGTAGAGGGCCTTGTTGCACACACCGAGGTCCGGCTCTTGGACGCAGTTGAGGTAGGCTTCGACGAGCGGCTTGTAGGTGATCTGGCCAGTCGCGCCGGTTGAGGTGCCGACCCAGATCGGGACCGAGTTCATGGTGTTGCCGACGACGCCGTTGCGCGTCTGGCCGCCGTAGGTCGTGAAGACATTGCCGTCCCACGAGTTGTTGATGCCGTCGTTCAGCGCTTCGGAGATTCCGTTGATGAAGATAGTGCGGTTCTGGAGGATCGTGGTGCCAGAGGCTTGGCCGTGGCGGAAGATGTCGATGCCGAGGTCGGTGTTGGCTGCCTGGACCGCGTTGGTCATGTAGGCGTCGATGATCTTCACCTTGGCGGCGGGGCCAGCGTTGATAACGCCTACCTGCCACAGGTTGACCGGGATCTGCTCGACGTACTCTTTGGGCACGAATCCGGTCGCAGCGATGATCTGCTTCTGCAGCACCGTGATGTCTGAGCCGGGGGCGATGGCGCCGCCGTTGACGCGGGCGAACTGGAACGGCGTCTGCATAATGGTGCCGCCGGCGTACTCATCGAGGGCGCCTGACAACCTCAGTTTGCGGAGAGTTGTGCTGTCCACAAAAAAGTTATCGTAAACTACGTCCTCTCTAAGGTCTGCAAGAGTTGTTGCGCTCAGCTGGTCGAAGGCCGGATCAACGGTAAGTGCAATACAAACAGTAACTTGCGCCGAATACAAGAGGGTAGCCGATACCGCAGGGCGTTCGTACCTTGAGCCTTCAAAGTCGGCAATGCGAGAAAATAGTCTCATAGCTTAAATCTCCCTTAGGAGACCTCCTGAATTCGTTTCTCTTGTGCGGGTTCTAGAATTCTGCCACGCGCTTTCATCACCAACAAACGTCGCTTCAACTCTCGTCGTTCTTCACAGATTTGAGAAGGGACTTGACCTGCTCCCTTGCCTCGAAAACGATACCTACTTAAATTCTCCTGAAGGGTGATACCTAGTTCTGCTTGTTCTCGCTTCATAATGAAGTAAGGCAAACAGTTATAAAGTATCCATGCAGCCCTATGTGCACTGGTTCCCCAATGATAGGCGGGCTTCCAGTTACGCTTGGCGTAATAAGCCTCAGTATCAGCCAAGTTATATGTCCCGCCGAAGGTTTCCTTCAACCAAGCAGGCAAACGAACATCTGTGTTAGCTACAGTAACGCGGAGATAGAACCCCACAGCCCTAGCATTGCCACGCTTCTGTGTGTTGATAAGAACGCTACCTTCGCCGTCGATATAAGCGGCCATTCTGGCCCAATCAATAGGCGATGGACAGAATTCTCCAAAAGCGGGTAGTTTCCAATCGCGTTGTTCGTTCTTTCGCATTAGTTGACTGCGCCCAGACTCTCTAACTTCGGCAGAACTTTACTGACGCGGGCGTTCTCACGCTCGGCGTCGGACTTCAGCCACGGCTGGCGGATATCGCTGCCAGTGGCGGAAGGAATCTTGCCCGTGAACGGCGTGCGGGAGATCGTCGGCACCGCCATCAGGGGATTGGTTTCGGGATGCTCGGACTTGTAGCGCGTGATGGCCTCGTCGGCGATCTTCTTCTCGTGAGCCGCACGGTCGTCGGCGGCGCGCTTGTCGCGGGCGGCTTGGACGCCATAGCGTTCCATCCACAGGGACTCGACGGGAACCTTGCGCGCCACGGCCTCCTTGCGGAGGTCACGGAAGTTGAGGCGCTTGGTGGGGTCGTTGCCGAAGAGTTGGGCATGCTCCCACGCGATGTCCTGCGCGGTAGCGATGGCGTCGCCCTCACGCTCGGCCACCTGCATCAGGGTGTCACGGTCGACGTATTTGGAGGCGTCGAACGCGGGAGTCTCGTTGGGCTTCGGCGTGGTAGAGCCTGGCTCCATGCGCTCGGCGACTTCGATCAGGCCGAGTTCCTGCATCTTGGTCAGGCGGGCCGCGTCGGCAGCGGATTTGACCAGCGCCGAGTCGCGCTCCTTCAGGTAAGTCTGGTTCTGCGTCTCGACCTGTGTCGCCCACTCCTGATTCTTGCGGATCAGGTCGGCGGCCTTCTGGCGCTCCTCAGACGCGGCGGCCACGAGAGCCTGCTGCTTGTCGAACGCCTTGCGCGCGGCGGGCATATCCAGCACCTTAATCTCGTCTGGTGTCGCACCATTCTCAGCTAGAAATTCGGCATATGACTGGGCCATGATGATCCTCCGTTACGGCTTCGGTGCGTTCAGGGTAGGCTGCGCTCCGGTGGCGTCGACGATCGGCTCGCCGGGAGCGGGAATCGGCCTCTCGGCCACATGGACGCGGGAATCAGCGGACGGCAGCGGCGTTGCTGGCGTCGGCTGTGGCAGAGGTTGCGGGTTGTAGGCGACCACGCCCATCGCAGCCTGAACCGCCTTGGCCGCGTCGTCCATGTGCTTCGAGGTCTCGGGGAAGCGTTTGGCGATCGTGCGGATCGCTCCCATCGCGGACGCGAACGGCTGGACGCCGGAGAACAGGTCGGCCTCGCGTGCGGCGGCAGCGGTCGCGGCTGTGGTAGCAGCTTCGCGCACGGCCAGCTCCTGGTCCACAGCCTTGCGGTAGGTGTCGTTGGTGACGAGCGGCGAGAGGTCAGCCGCGTTCGGGCCAGCGGTAGCGTTAATGTAAGATTGCAGTGTCGGTGCCATCGGGATATCCCTCCGTTACTTCTTCGATCCCTTGCGGTTCTTCTTCGAGGACGATTCCACCTTTTTGCGGAACGGTCCCTGTTTCTCGTGAACCATGGAATGCTTGCCGCGCTTGTGTGACATTGTTGCCTCCTACGCCGACGGTGCCGGCGGTGCTGCTGGCTCGGTCGGCTTCGATCCGGCCATGACCTTCATCTGGACTTCGCGCAACAGATCGTTGATCTTCGTGATCGCGGGCTGCGCCGCCGGGAAGTCCTGTCCCAGCTTGCGTAGCGCCTGTACCGTCTGGATCACCAATCGTGACCCGGATTCCAGTTGCGGCGAGGGCTGTGGCGGTGCCGGAGATGCGTCCGCGCCATTCTTGGGCGGATCGGGCATCTGGCCTCCTGGAGGAGGCGGCACAGTCGCCATCGGTGCGGTCGCCATTAAGGCTAGACCGCCTTCCGCGCCATCTTCGGAGCCTTAGAGTGGCCCTTGGCGTGTGATTCTTTCATGTCGGAGTGGAGCTTGAAGCCTCCGCCGCCTTTGTGGTTGCCGATCTTGGTGCCCATCAGCTTGGCGCGGCCTGCTCCGCCACCGTGTTTCTTGCCGTATGCCATCGTCGGACCTCGCTCGTCGTGTGGTAGTGGGATAGTAGAAGGGGTGGGTACGGTCGCCCGCCCCTGACCTCGGTTGATCCTCATGCGGAGACACGCTCGAAGCGTATCGTCACCGGGTGAGGAGGCGGTTATTTCTTGTGGCCTTTCTTGCCTTTCTTACGCCGATTGGCGACAGGACCAAAGCTCAACATGTGTGACCTCCCTTCTGTGCGATTCGAATTCCGCCATAAACGACAAAAGCCCGAAGCGTGATTTGCGCTTCGAGCCTTTCTGGTGGCCTCAGAGAGTACCGTGACTCGCCAAGGCCCAGCAAAGAATCCCAGCCACATTAAACGCACGAAGAGAGAACAATGTCAAGGACTATTTCGTTACGAGGGTTCGATGACGGCGGATTCGTCAAGCTGTGCGGAGTTGAAATGGCCCTCGGAGAAGTCGAGATAGAGGCGTCCGGTGGTGTGCTCGACTTCAATCAGGCACACGATATCGGCGAGGAATTGACAGAGGTCACGGCGGTCGCGGAAGAACATCCGTGTACGTACAAGTTTGTGTGTATTGTCGACGCGTAGCGGGATGTATTGCGGTTGTGAAGATGCTGTACTCATACGACTCTTCCCCCTCCCTCGCTCTCGGTGATCGTAGAGCGGCCGTCGGGCTTCTGCACAAGTTGCGGCGCCTGCTGGCCGGATGGTGGCCGTCCCTCCTGCTGCTTGCCGCCCGCCTGTGCGCCAGCGGCGTTCATTTGGCCGCCCTCGGTGAGCGACATTCCCAGCTCCTTCATCTGCGCCGCGAAGATGAGATTGTTGCGCTGCTCCGTCTGGAACTTCTCTTGCACCGTTGAGCCTTCGATGGTGCCGTAGTTGGGCACCGACCACGCATCGGCGATGGTCTGCGAGTCGATCTGCACTCCCGCCTTCTTGAGTTGGATCAGGCCGAGGCGCATCGACATCTGCGTGAGTTCGTGCAGAGAGCGTGGCGTGATGATGAAGCGCAGGTTGGAGGCGAAGATGCGCGCGCGCTCTCCCTGCGGATGCTTCGACGGCTTCGGATTACTCTCGTCGGTGCCGGGATCCTCGCCGGGCAGGTGAGAAGGGACCATCGTCTCCGGCTTGTAATCGAACGCTTCGAGCGTCATCGCGTCCTCGCCTACGATCTGCATGATGCGTGCTGGAGGGACGTACTGCAGGACGACGAACTTAATCTGGTCCGCCATCTCGCGCATCGGCGGCTCCATCGCACGGGACATGTCCTCAATGATCGGGCCGTTAGCTTCGAGTAGCTTTTCGAGGTCGTCGCCCGCCATGCGCGCTTTCGCGAGCGCCATCACGTCTTTGATCCCTTGCTGCTCGTCCATCGCGTTCTTCAGGAGGTCGTAGAACTTGAGCGTGGTGTCGGTGGTCTCGTAGATGCGAGGGTCGACGGGAGGCTCGAACGGCTTCGTCGCCTGTGCGCCGTCGTAGCCCACACGCGCGCGTGGCTGCATGGGGTCGAACTGTGCCGCTTCCTTCTTGGTAACGGAGTTGATGTCGTAGCCAAGTGCCGGGTCGAGCTTGGCGCGTTCTTTGTCCATCGTCCCACGCTCGATCTCGGTCATCGACTGCTGGATGTCATACCCGTCGCGCACCATCGACAGGCCCAGAGGCTCCCACGGCCACTTGTCGAGCGAGAACGGGATCGCGGGGAAGCGCCCGTGCCAGTCGAAAGAGGGACCGTCGTACATGACGCAGGCCTCGGAGGAGATGAGGAGTCGGCGGTAAGGGTAGAGGAGTTCGCCCGGCTTGACCGTATACGCCCACGACGTGCCGGACTCGCCCATCGGGATGTCCCGCTGGGTCGTGTTGTGCGTGAGATCGATGATGTAGGTGTAGCGAATTGGCACCATGAACTCGCCGACGCCGGGCGTCCCGCCAGTGGACTTGCCGAACGAGAACATACGCTGCCACAGGTTGCCCTGCGCGGCCTTGCGGATCTCGTTCGAGTACCAGTAGAGGGAGGTCGTCGGGCGGAGTTGGTCCTGAAAGTCGTGGAACATCCCGTGCGCCATGTACACCGGCATCTCGTCGAGGATGGTCATCGCGTAGGCCTGCTGGAAGTCCCCCGAGGGAGGGAGCTGCGTTGGCAGGATGCAAGGCGCGCCGTAGGACAGGAGGCGGACGGCGCCGGAGCCCTGGCCGCCGAAGTCCCGCGAGTAGACCGGGCGTATCCAGCCGGTGCAGGTCGCAGCGGCGTACTGGAGGGCCTCTTTAATTTTCACGTCGGCGAAGGTTTCGAGATACCAGGCGCGCACGTAGAGGTTGAAGAGTTGGGCGTTGGGCGCGAAGGCGGGGTTGTCGGAGGAGTAGCCCCACAGAGGGCGGAGCTTGGCCAGCGCGCCGGTGACCTCACGGATGTTGCGCTTCAGGTGGTTCGTGTTGAGCGTGGAGCGATAGCGGACAGGCTGCGGGCCGACGGTGCCGGAGATCACGTCGAGGGCCTTGCGCCAGTCGGTGTGGCCGCGCTGAGACTTGAGCCACGAGATTCCTTGCTCCGTGTTGTCGTTGATCCAGCCGAGGCGGCGCTCGACAGGGGTGGCGGCGGGAGGACACTGCCACTCCCAGAGCTTGCCGTCGCGGCGCTGGTCGTCGTAGCCCATCAGCATGACTCCGCTGTCGTATACATGAAGGGTGATCGCAAGGGCTGTCCGATCATAACTATCGTTCCGTTTTCACGCACCACACGCACATAGCAATCCTCGTAAACGAGCCCATCGTGTGGATGAGCACGAATAGCTTCTTCCATCGCGAAGAACATCCCCATCGCTACATCTCCGTTCACAGAGACTCCTTGAGAAGTTCCTCAACATTTCTGGGTTTATCATTTTCTCTTAATTCTAGATACGCAGTGTCACAGGTGAATCGCGCGCGGTATTTGTCGCGCTTCTCCTCGCGGAGTTGGATGTAGCTGCGCAGGAATTCGCGCTCGTACTCGGAAGTCGCGGAGGATGCGATGCGCGACGTGAGGCGGGATCGTACGTCCTCCCGCGCTGCGGCGAAGGCTTCCTCGTCGCGCTGGAGTTCGCGCTGGCAGCGGGCGTAGGTGGCCTGCTGGAGGCGGCGCTGGAGCGCGTCGACCTCGGTCAGAGTGTTGGCCTCGCGGGCGATGCAGTCGGAGGGGCAGGGAGTGTCGTCGGAAGGTGGGAGGAGGATGTCGCCATTGGAGCGCTCGAAGTATTTGAGGTGAATCGCCATCGGCAGTCGTCCCCCTGTCGCACACGATAGCACGAGTGTTAGAGATCGTCCAAGTTATTCACGATGAGGTTGTCGATCCCACGTGACGGAAAGGTCGTGGCGCATGGGCTGAGATCGAGCGCGGGCAGGCGGGAGGCTTCCGCGTCGCCCATGAACCGCTTCTTCGAACGCTCCGTCTTCGACTGCCGCCCGCGCACGATCTCGATGGATATGGCGGAGGCGAAGATCCCGTCGTCGTGCTCGCCGTCCTCGTGCTCCTGCTTAACCTTGCCGGATGCGGTCGAGTGGGATTCGAAGTGCTCGCACTCGTGCAGCGTCCACGGGGAGTTGAGTTGATACCAGCCTTGCTCGATGGTGTCGATGAACGAGCCGATCAGGATGGGGCGCGACCATGAGAATGTGTACCAGCCGAGTTTGTTCGACTTGGTGGACTTGGCGTTGTCGTAGCGCTGGAAGCGGAAGAAGTTGTGGTAGCCCATCTGGCGCATCTGGACGAGGCAGATGTCGCCGACGGACGCGACCACCTCCGGCGCGACGAGAGGCTGGTTCCAGCGCAGGTTCTCGACGGTCATGGCGGACGCATACCACGCCGCGATAGCCATCACGAACGCGTAGACTTGGACGTGAGACACGTAGCAGGAGCGGAACTCGGCGGCCTGGATGTCTGGCATCCCGGCGCGGGGCGCGAGTTCGCAGACGTTGATGACGGTCGAGTCCTGCCCGTGGCCCTCGCCGGAGTCGATGCCGATGGAGTAGAGGACGCCGGGCCGGGGTGGGTGCCACACGAACAGGCGGCCTTGGCCGTAGTCCCAGAACGCGTCCGGGTTCGTCTTCTTCCACGACTCGACGCGAGCGTGGTCCCAGTGGAGAGGGATCAGCTCCCAGTTGTAGACCGGGCCGCGAGGATTGCGGTAGAGGACAGGGATGCGCGGCTTCTGGTAGTCGATGTCGTCGGGGTCGGGCTCGTAGTCGTCCTCGATGGACTGGCCGCTAAGGCCGTAGACGGAGTAGTCGCGGGTGCGGTCGCGGTCGACGCGGGACATCACGTCGTAGCCGAACACGGACTCGGACGAGCGTTGGAGGGCCTCTACGTCGTCGCCTGCGGTTTCTTGGTACCACGTACCTTCTAGGGATTTAGCTTTCGCCTCTTCGTGTCCCACCTCCCACCACCACTGCTGTTCGATCGGCATGGTGCCATCTAACCACCAGTTACTCTTGCCCTCCTTGCTCAACTCTTTATGTTCTACACAAAGATGCCTACGAATCATGTCGTGTGTACGCACATACAACTCAGCCTTGGTAACATGCTCTCTGGTATCAGGTAGACGGTTTTCATAAAACGATGGCGGTACTGGATGAGCACGCAGCCACGCAGGTTTGGGGTAAATGTCGAGACCAACGAACCAAGGAAGGAATAGCGGGAACAACCGTGACTGCCGCGACGCATAGTTAGCCTTGGAGAATCTCCAAGTATCCGCCCACCAGCCTGTATCGCCCTCACCAGTGGACTCTAAGATTCCAAATATTGATGGTGATGGATGTACTGCTTTGAACAAAGCCGCCTCAATCTGCTCACTAGCGTTAGAAAAACTAGCGGCCTCCGAAAGATGATAAATAGTAGGCGTAGAGCCACGAGCAATACCTGACATTTGATTTCCGTGTTGAATAGATACGCCCGAATTGAGGTAGCCAAACTCTAGTTTGCCTCGATCACTCTCGACACGTGCAGTAGAGTGTGGACGGAGCCAGCAAGGAAGCATATCGTAAGCCATGAATAGCTTCTTGGCCATCATCAGAGACTTCTGTTGGTCTGCGCTCGCAATTACAGCGTTCACGCCATAACTGAAGACAATGCGTAGCATGATGAGAAGCTCGATAATACTTGTGATCCCTAATTGACGAGCCTTCAACGCCTGTATCTCTATCGCTACATCCTGCGACTCTAGATCGCCAATGATTCCGAAGAGGATTGACTGTGCCACGCGAGGCCAAAAGCGCTTGATAACTCCCTCTTCGTCAATTAGCCAACCGTAGCGTGTGATGCCATACATCGCATCTGCCATAACCATGCAACGTTCGTTCAGCATCCACTGGCGTTCCCAAGGCTCTAGGTTTTGGCAGGATTGTGCTTGGCCGTTAGCGTCGTAAATATATTTGCCCTCAGCCTTGAGCCATTCATCAAATGCGGACACTTCTTCTATGGTGTGTCGAGTTGGAGTAAAGCCGAACACATTCTCGATCTCATTCTTTATCCGACTAGCGATTTTGTCTGCGTGATACACGGCTTTTCTCTCGACTTATTAGGTAACAAACTCGACACATCCCCAGCCTGCCCTTGGCGTTCATCCTGCCTACTTCTGCAAAAACATGACCACGCTTGCATTTGCCAATGGCACGAAACTTGACGAATCGTTGACGAACTTTCTCAAAATTACCTCGCCGCATATTTTCACGGTGAGTTACTGGTTCAAGGTGATCGGGATTAACACAACAAGGTACTCGACATTTATGATCCAATTCCAAACCGTCTGGTATCTTTCCTCGCGTGAGTTCGTAATATACCCGATGTGCGTAAGCTCCCGACCCTAGACTTGCATATCCACTTGATAAAGCTCCGGTCCACAACCAACAGCCTGACATTGGTTCGGGAGATACCTTCGACCACAAACGTTCCTCCAGCGTCATTCGTCGGCCTCCTCGTAGTCCGCGTCCACCGTCACCGGCTCCCGCGCCTCACGCGGCATGAACGCTGGCACCGACTCCGGCACGGGGGCGGGGAGCGCGGGCTGCGTGGCGGCTGGCGTGAGTGACGCTACCTGCTGGCGCCGCTCGATGATCCGGCGGATCGTCTCCTCCGGCGTCGACAGGGACGCGGCGTCGGACTTCGCAGCGGCGGCGGCCGTAGCGGACGCGTTCACCTGAACGTTGACCGAGGAGCCACGCGGAGATGGCAGGTAGCCCATGTGCTTGAGGTTGGCCATACGGTCCTCGACTCCGTCGGGCGTGACCGCCGCTGCGAGGGAGGCGTCGACGATCTCCGGATGGCGCTCGGCGGCCTTGACCGCGCCCAGCATCGCACCGTGCAGGTGGGCGACGCGGGTGATCGGCGCGAGCAGGTCGGTCGGGTCGAGCTTGGCGGCGAGGCAGAACGCTTCCAGTGGGAGCGCGTCGCGGATCTTCAGCGACAGGGAGGGGTCGTCGTACATGAGGATGAAGGCGCGCGCGGCGGGTTCGGCGGAGGCGCGCAGGTATTCGATGGCTTTGGGGATGCCGCCGCGCATGGACGAGAGGAGGTGCGTCACCTTCGGCGCGAGGAGGACGGAGTTCGGCTGGACGCCGAGGCGCGCGTAGCCGGCGGCGAGGGTGCGAGCCTTGTGGGCGCGGGGAGTGGTCACGGCGCGGGCTCCTCGGAATCGTCAAAGGGCGAGCGAGACGCAGAGTAGCCACGCTCGAAGTCCTCGTTGGTGGACACGGACATCTCCAGCGGGCGGCGCACACGACGCGGCGGGGCCGGGTGGGCGCGGTCGAGCGCGTCGGCGATGCGGCGCAGCAGGACGAGCGCCCTCGGCAACACTCGGATCACAGTCCCAGCTCCTTCCTCACCTCGTCCGTCACGTCGCGCAGCCCCGGCTCGACGAACTCCTCGGGCCGCATGCCCACGTCGGACGAGTGATACGTGACGAGGCGCTCCGTCGCGTGGCCGTCCTGCCCGGTGACGCTGACCTCGATCGGCAGGGAGTGCTCGACGCGGGCGAGGTTGGGAGATTGGATATCGCGCGAGACTTCGACCGCGTGCAGGATCGCGTCCGGGGATCGCGGCGAGGCGAGTGGCGGCGCGGCCTCGATGGCCGCCAAGGAAGGGTTGGACGCGATCTCATCCGTGGCGCGAGGCCGGGAGGTCACGTGGTCGACGCTGGTCGGCATCGACGGCAGGTCGAGGTGCAGGGTCAGGCGGAGGTCGTAGGCGATACGCGAGTAGGCGGACTGGCCCGCGAGCAGGCCGTGGTCGCCGAGGATGCGGGCGGCGTCGGCGAGGATGATCTGGGCGAGTTCGGTTCCGGCGAGTGGCTTGTTCGATACGAGTTCACGTGATGTGGGTGACATTGTCAGTGCTCCTTTGTGCTGCGTCGTAGTCTGCGATCAGTGTACTCCTGCGCCCGGCGCTCCAACTCCAAGCGGGACTCCCGAGGGTCGTCGAGTGAGAGGCGGCGGATCACACGCAGGGGGATGCCACGCGCGAGGAGGGAGGCCAGCCACTCGCGATGCAGGCAGCGGCAGGCATCGAGGTTATAGGAGAGGGAGTGCTGTCCCAGCCAGATGAGCGTCGCCGCCGACCAGTCGTCCCAGCGGCGAGCGGCGATCTCCCGGAAGCGGGGGGTCGAGGTGATGGCGGCAGAGGGAGTGGTGGGAGATATCATGGCTTCTCCGATTCCAACTCTTCGATCCCCGGCGGCGGCGGCACCGTGCGGCGAAAGGCCAGCGGCGGCATCGGCGGCCCTGCGACGGCGGGTGATGGCGGCGCAGCGATGGTGTCCACTCGCGGCGTGATCCGTGTCTTCGGCTTGTCTGGTGGGCGGCGTGGCTTCCTCGGTCGCGGTGGCTTCTCCGTCCGCGGATCGACGATCGACACGCCGAGTTCCTCCGCCAGCGCCCGGACCATCGCGAGGTGGCGGTAGCGTCGGCGCTCGTCGTTGCGCTCCCGGCGGCGCCGCTCGGCCTCCTGCGTGGTGAGGAAGTCGGGGATCTTACCGCGAGCAGTCTTGGCGGGGATGTCCCAGTAGGACGTGTGGCAGTTGGGACAGCCGCGCGGGTGCTCGGTGCGCGCCAGCCACGTACCGTAGAGGCGGCCATAGCCACAGCGCCGACACCACTGCGGGTAGGTCTGCGACACGGTCAGGGACGGGAGCGAGGTGGACATCTCGTCCGGGTCGAGCGCGTCGTCGAGGGCCTCGCAGAAGCGGTCGAAGGCGTCGGGGGCTTCGGGAGCCTCGCAGGTGTCAGGGGAGGGGGAGGGCTCCTCGTCGTTGATCGGCGCGGGCGCGAACGGAGGCGCGGGCGGCAGCGTCGGAGATTGGAAGTCGGAGGTCATTACCTACGCGTCGGCTCCGTGGGCAGCGGTATGGGAGTCGGAGTCGAAGGTGGCGCGGATGGCGTCGGTGGCGGTGCATTCTTCACATACTTCACCCGAGAGAGGTCGAAGTGATACCCCTGCGGCGTTGTCTGCATGAGCCGCGTCACCTTGCCGTTCATCAGGTCGAGCTGGTCCTGCGGAGCCTTCCACCGCGCCTGGAACTCGGAGAGGGCGGTGTAGTCGTCGTCCGGGGGGCACTGCTCGTCGGCCTTGGCGACGCACGCGCTGGATGACTTAGCGTGGCGGGACGCGAGGGCGATACCTCCGCCAACGACGAGCATGATACAGACTATGCAGCCGATCAGATACTTGGTGGTCATGCGTGATTCCTCCTTGGAATTGTCGAGCTTGATGCCGCGGTTGCTCATGCCAGCCACCGTTCGGCCAGAGGGCCGCATTCACAATTGGTGTGCGCGACAGTTCTCTCTGGATCGTGAGTTAATTGCAGGCAGCGCGGCTCTCTCAGGTAGACACGGGCGATAACGTGGTCCCCAGCGAATTCGTATTCCGTTGTGAGCTCCAGTCGCACAGGTCTCCTACCAATCTCGCCTCTCGATTCGCTTATCGGCAGTCGCAGCATTGGAGCTTCGTCCTTCGCCCACTTCATGAGTTCTTCGTGATCGACGATCATCTCTTCCACTCCGACCTTCCTGACCTCACGTCCTCTATACATTCATCCAAAATCTTCCTGATGTCGCGAATAGTAAGCACGTTGTTGATGATAATGGCGACGATTGGTACTGGTGCCGTTTCATTTGCACAGGCATTCGGCGCTAGACTGTACTTATGTCAAAACGCGAACTTAAGATCGTTCAACGCATCGGTCCGGCTCCCTATCTTGGGGTATGTGTGCCGTTCAACCTTGCCTAATATTAGGCAGTATAACGGCAAATGTCAAGCGGTTTGTTGCTTTTTTATGTTTTATTTATAGACTTATTGTTCCATTTCCTCCGATAATGGAAGAGCCGAGATATGAACGCTGCAACAAGCACAACCGCGACGATTATGCATTTCGTTATCTGTCTTCCAGACTGGAACTCGATCGATTCCGTCACTGCGTCACCAGCTTCATCCGATCCGCCGCGTCCCTCGCCGCCTCCGGGTCCGGGTCGACCAGCTTGAACATCCCCGCCATCTGGCTCCCGGCGTCGTAGTCGACCGGCATCGTAGCCACGAGGATCATCGTGCCGCGCAGAGGCATGGCACCACCCGGAGCGCCTGGCATGGCGATCGTCCCAGCGGGTTCCACCTGCATGAGGCGGAAGTTGAGCGCGGGCGTCTGGAGGGTCACGCGCACGAGGTCGCCCTTGCAGAGTTCGTTGCCGAGGGCGTCGCGGGGATAGCTACGGTCGGTACTCATGGTACACTTATACCTCAGACCCGCGTCTCCGTCAAGTGGAATCGTCATGGCCAGCGACGACGGCCCACTCAGCGTTGCCGGAGTGGCGATGGCGCGACCCCAAAAATTATAAAAATTGTGTAAGTGGTAGGTGGGCAACAGGATATACGTCTCCGTCGTCGGGGGCCTGTCTCGCCGGACAACTCGGACACGGCCGCCGGCATCGGCACCCAGGCGTGGGTCGCAGGAGTAACGTTCCGGTAACCTGGCGTAACGTTGGCGAGGGGTGGCGTGGTAGGCGGCGTGCTCACGGCGACCGAGGCGTGGGACGTGGGACCTAGGGCCACGGGACTGGGACGCGGGACAGGACAAGGGATTACGCCTAGGGAGGGACGAGAGAGTAGCGGCGGTCGTGGATGTGAGATCGCTCGTGAGATTGGACGCAACTCCTCCACACTCTACCACCATCCCTATCATCACTACCACTAGTAGTTGTGTCTGTCCGTAGACGCTACTAGGGATAGAGGGTGCGTCATTTCACCCAACCGACCGGTCAGTCGGTTTCCCTTGCACGTTTGATGCCATCTTTCGCGCCGCATACGCTCACAAATTGCTTGACATGAGCGTAAGGTTATGAGAGAGTGAACATGCGCGGCGAGGTAAGGCCGCCACGGAGGAAACGCTCATGACACTCAAGGGACGTAGCAAGGCCGCGCGGGATCGCAAGCTGTCAGAGTCTACAGGCTATCGTGTTGATGTGGTCGGTATCTTGTGGCAAGGAACTGAAGGATCAACCAGTTACACGTTCTCCTATCTGCCTACGCCAGAACAGATCACACAGCGGGCGGGAGATTTCCAATCCATCCTCGATTACCAAGTTACAGCCGTAACCAGCATTCAGTACGTGGACGGCTACCGCGTGATTCGCAGGGTAGTTGAGCCATTCGAGTGCGATTAAGGAGGAGTTATGGGTTACAGTTGCACAAAAGATGCTGCCAATATGTTAGGCGTAATCGGTCGGATGTTTGCGACCGATGGCAATCCGAACATTCTCACCATTGGCAAAGATCAATATTTCTTCGAACGTGGCAAGGTTGGGAACGTTCGCATCGAACCGGATGGCACGCTAACTCGCTTCCCGCATCTGCGTATGGTAGAGAAGGAAGAAATTCGTAACACGTTCGCCGATATGAGCGCTCGTAACCCTCAGCTGCTATCAGCTTGGGCATGTGGGCGGATTTAAGGCCGTCATCGGGCATTCGCTCCGAGGCGAGTGCTCCTGTTGAAAGTCTTAAATCTCACACACGAGGTCACAATGAAAAACGAGAAGAAAGCACGCAACGATGAGAATATCCAACAAGTTGTAGACGCTCTAACCGCTGCAAATTACCGCTCTGGGCGCTTGATAACGTCTGCGAATAAACAAGGCAGTGTTGAATTCTGGGTTGGAGCTGGTCGCGTCCCAGTCATTGCTGTGCAAATCTATCCCAATGACGATGGTTTTGAAGTGTATGCTCCGATTACACAATCCAACCGCATGGACGAGACTTTGGCCTTACTCCGAGAGATCATAGGCAAAGCTCCCGCAAATACCACGCAGCTACCACAACAGGCTTTGGCGGTAGAACAGACCTCGCACATTTAACCGCCGACGCTGGCATACCTAAATGGCGTGCTGGCGTGAGTGGTTCAATACGAATCGACCGAGGCGAAACCATGACGATCACAGACGCAGAATACAGTCGTAAGCAAATCGACAATCTGTTCCACTCCCATGCCGAGCAGCTACAAAACTGGAAGGGATTTGAGATTGAAGGAACTCCGTGCTGGGACAGGTCCGAGCCCGAAATGGAGCGGGACCGCCGATGACCCGCCGACGCGCACTCCCCTACGACACCTTCGACAAGGTAATCGGACTCGTCGCCGTGGTCATGGTCGCCGCTGCCGGATGGTGGGCGGTGTGGATGGTGATTGAGATTGTTCAGTCTTGGAGGATCAAATGAGTCATGCAAGCGTAATCGTCGCAATTGACAAAGCCAAGATAAAGGCCAATGGCTTAGAATCGGCCCTAGCATGGGAGATGGCTCCCTTCGATGAAGGCAATGAATGGTTCCGTGACGGTAGCCGCTGGGACTGGTATCAGATCGGCGGACGCTTTACGGGCAGTTTGGACGGTTACGATCCATACACCGACCCGATCAATATGGAGGTCTGCAATCTGTGTGCGGGAACTGGCGTTCGCCCGGACGGACTAGAGCGATTCGGAGCGGATTGGGTAAAAAGCTGCAATGGTTGCAACGGGTGTGAAGGAAAAGGCCAGCGCGTAGCCTCTCAACTAAAGAAACACCGAGGCGATATTCTAGAAGTCACTCGCGTGCTGGAATTGGGGAAGTTCAAGTTCGCCTATGCGTTTCTCTCGAACCGCCACTGGCACGAAGCCGAGCGCATGGGGTGGTTCGGAGCGCCAGCCTACACCGAATGTGAACGCAAAGATTTGGACAAGCCAACCGCTGATCCTGACAAATGGTTCGGAAAATGCCTTCACAAGGACGAACGAACTGGAGCGAGAATTATATGCTGGAACGAGCCCGAGGAAATCTGGGGCGAACAGTTTATTCGTCGCTTCATTAAACCCTTGCCGACCGATACTTTGCTGGTCAACGTGGATTACCACGTATGACCCGCTTCCTCACTCTCGCCCTTCTCTGTGGCACGGCACTGGCTCAACTCCCAGACGCTCCCGTTCCTGCTGGCGTGAGATTCAGCGACTACGCTACTCCATCCATGCGCCAGCCTGAGCCACGATCCCATAAGCCTCTGTGGGCACTCGCCGGAGTCGTAGCATTCGATACCGTTGCTGGCTTGTACGACGCGCATGAAACGACGCACGGCCTGCACGACGGTAGCGGATACGTCGAAGGCAATCCCTGGTTGATCGGGACGCATCCCTCCTACCGTGCGTTGGAGGCGCGCAATGTCCTTCAGATGGGACTCGCCGCGACGCCGGGCCTGTTGTCGTGGGCGTGGCGCCGGAAGCCGCTGGCGTGGGCGTTCCTCGTGGGGCCAGTGGTAGATGGCGTGAAGCATCTACAGGGAGCGAGGGCGTGGGTAGCCTTGGAGAAGTGACACTCCCGCGACCTGCGTGCCTGACGGGCTGTGGAATTCTTGTGGGAGGTGTGAGAAATACTCAGCTTGGAGGAGAAACAGTAGCCGGAGTCGATGAGCTACCGAGTTCACCGTAGGTTGTCGTCCCAACTCGGCCATAGATGGCCTTACTACTATGGCCGAGTATGACGCGCTCGTATCTCTGATCCAACTCCTCGTCGGTCATAAGCGGCAGGCGATTATTGGGTACCATATCCTTGCCACACTTGCCGCACTTAGTCTTGTGCTCGTGTTCGTGGCCTTCGACGCATAAGTCTACGATTGGTGGCGGCTCTGGCTGCTGGGCCTTGCGCCTTCGCTCCTCACGCGCTCCATACCCGTAGAAGTACCCATACGGCTTGCACGTGTTGTACTTGGCGAAGGCTTCGGAGTAGTCGATTGCAGGCCAGCCATCCATGTCGCGCAATCCCTCGTGGTAGTCCACGAATCCACTGAAGGCTAGCTTCAGGCCGTCATATTGACCGTCGCCGTCTTTGCCGTCGAATAGCTTGGCTGTAACGCGAGCCTGTGGGCCGGCTGCTGCACGCCACAACTTAGCTAGCTCAGGATATCCGGGGAGTTTGGGTCCGATGTGGATGGCGTAGAACTTGGTACGAGAGAACGTGGGGCTGTCCTCGTCGTAGCTGAATCCAGCGGCGAAGTACCAGCCATGATCCTTGTCGTCAAAGTTACGTATGAAGAGTTCGAACTTCTCCTGTGCTTTCTCCAAGTTGATCCGCGCCTGGCTGCAGCTGATCCCGCGTCCGTCGGGGCTGGGATCGATCATGAACTTTAAGATGGTGATCGCGGAGTTCATCATTAACTCGTAGAGGTAGGGATGCTCGTAGTGAAACTTGTGCACACGTGAGCCTGGTGTAGCACAGTCGCCGCAAAGGAACGGCTTGCCGCACCATATCGGCACCTTGACCGCCTCGTGGCCATCGGGACACTCTTCGAGGACTTTGTTGATGAGACGGCATGCGGCGAGGGAGTTGGCTTCGGATTCGCGGTTCGACCACAGGAGTTCGGTGACGTGCCCACGGCGCCGCGGCTGGAGCCTGCGCTCAATCTCTGGCTTCAGTGTGAGCTTGCCGTTGGTGTCGCGGCACAAACCGTGCAGGATCTTCTCTTGGGAGTATGCGTCTGCAGTGGGATCAATGGTTAGGATTTCAGATGTGAGAGCGAGCGGAAGAGTAGACAAGTGCCCTCCGTCAAGGGTCGAGGACTACGGTGTGACGGCACCGTAGCCCTCTCGGCCTCTTTTTCAGATTTGCCCTACGGCAGACTGAATGTTGACCATAGAGTAGCATCAAATGCAAGCAAAATCGTTGATGGTGTGTAAATTATTTTACGGTCCCTGTCCACTTACGCTCACGTCACCCACCCCCGCGTTACTCTCCCATGTCAGACGCGGACGACGCTGTAGGGATACGCGAAATTTCCCTTGACAACTTTCTCGGCTGCGAGTATAACTCATCTCGTAGCTCGGCATTCTACATTTCCACAATCGAGGTAATCCCATGAAAACATTCTACTTGGTAGAGGCAGACACGGACTACGAGAGCCTGTTCTGCTACGAGTTGAAGTTCCATAGCTACCCTCCTCAGGAGGGCCGGATGTTCTATACTGAGTCCAACAAAGCGTTGTTCGCCAAATTGGATCGGCCCAAGTTTTTCGGCATCCTGAACTCCCTTTGCAGGACTAAAAATAATTTCGACGATGTTCAGCCTATTAAACTGCTAGAACACGCTCCGACGCAGGAAACAGTCGGGGAGATGGTTGATCGGGTCCAAGGACCAAGTGCGTGGGACGATGGCTCGCCACTTCCAACAGAGCCGGAAGAAGGCATGCCGGCATGAAAACTATATGGACCGACCGATCCCGCACCGAGACCTACCAGCACTGCCCCCGCGAGCGCTGGCTCCGCTACCACGAGGCTGGGATGGGCCTTGAACCGCCGAAGAAGCCACTCCCGCTATGCGTCGGTGGGGCGGTCCACAAGGGACTGGAATCTCTGTTGCGGCAGACCATGGACGGCATTGGGATCATAGACGAGAGTGTGGCCGTCGCTGCGGCTCTCGCCGACTTCTCCACTCACCGCTCCGCCCTCGCGCTCGACACGACCGAGCAGGCTGCGATGTCCGCCGTGATCGACCCCAGAGACGCAGGCTTCGACGCGCAGGTGCTGGCGACGGCGCGCGACCTCGGCATGGACGCCAACGACCCTGCCATGACGGAACTGCTGGGACGCCAGCGCAACGCCGCTGCGGAGTACGACGAATGGCTCTACGCTGAGCAGTCGGCGCTGGTCGAGGCGATGGTGCGCGCCTACGCCCGTCGTCGGTTGCGTCCGCTGCTGGAGGAGTTCGAGGTGCTGGAGGTCGAGCGGGAAGGGGACTGGGAGCTGGCATCGTGGTTGCACGACGATCAGGAAGAGATCATGCAACCGTGGCAACTACGGTTCATGTCCCGCCCTGACGCCCTCCTGCGCAGCAGGAGCGACAACTCCCTCTACCTCCTCTCCTACAAGACTGCCGCCACGTGGGACATCCGCAAGGCCCGCGACGCCGAGCACGACATGCAGGGACTCAGCGAGGGAGTGGAGGTCGAGCGGCGACTCGGCCAATGGTGGACGGTGTTACATGGGACAGACAAGCACAATCCGGATCTGGCTGAGATTCCGATTGCGACGCAGAAGTATCTCGCGGCCCTCCCCGCCTCGCCCCGCATCCTCGGCATTCGCTACGAGTACCTGCTGAAGGGAGGCCGCTGGGAGGACAAGGATCTCTCGGCGCGGTTCGGCATCCGCGTCTGGTCGCAACGCTCGCACCTGATCCGCAAGTACGTCGCAACCTCTACTCCCTCGCGCGGCCAATCCTCCTATACCGTAGGCGACGAATGCTGGTCTAATGATTACCTGAAGGACGACGGATCATCCACTTCGAAGCTGGCGTGGCAGAACTGGCGCGCCCGTCCGGTGTGGGAGGACGGCCCCGACGCGATCCGGCGGTGGATCGACGCGCTCGACGACTCTCAGATGGCGATGTCAGCCTACGACTCGACGACCGGCGCGGAACCTCGCGAGCTGGGATGGAAGTCCCGCGCCCAGTCCCTCGGCTACACCACGACGCACCCGCTCGACGCGGTGTTCCCGGCGCCCTTGACCGTCTACCGCCAGGACGACCAATTACGTGATTTTGTGGAACAAGTTGAAAGTATCGAGACAAAAGTTGCTGAGAGTGTGGTAGCATGTGAACAGGCACAAGATGAAGGAGAGAAACGACATTTACTGAATATCCATTTTCCAATGAGTCGGAGAGCATGTTCTTATCCATCTGAATGTGCTTTTGTCCCAATATGTTATGGGGGATCGGATATTCAAAAGTCGCCACTCGAATCAAGCAAGTATAAAATTCGTGTGCCAAATCACATTCAGGAGAAAGAAGCAAGTGAGATGGTCAGCGACAAGAGAGTATAAGAGTTGGGCACAGATGATGCAGCGTTGCTACAACCCCAAGCATCCGAACTATCACAACTATGGAGGACGTGGAATCACGGTCGCGCAGCGATGGCATACTTTTTTTCAGTTCTTGGCTGATATGGGCAAGCGACCAGCAGGTACGACGATTGATCGCTATCCAAACAATGACGGCAACTACGAACCTAGTAATTGCCGTTGGGCTACTGACATTCAGCAGCATCGCAATCGTAGAGACAATGTATGGATTACTCACAATGGCGAGACTTTGACTCAAGCAGAATGGGCGCAGCGCTGTGGTATTGATAACTGCACTCTAGCTTCTCGCTTGAAAAGGGGATGGACGGTAGAAGATGCTGTGACTATTCCAGCACAACAGGGGCGAAGGATTATAGGAGAGGGATTTGAGATCCGGCGAGAGTCGGCGCTGCGTATGTGGGATAGGCTAAGGCGGGAGAAGCGAGTTATAAAGACGCGCTGGGGTGGAAAGGTACGACTATGAATCGTGAACCATTCGACATGGTACGTCTTTTGTTCACTGAGGCTACGACCGCCTACGATCAAGCGAAAGCAATCGTTAAGGGTCGTAAGGTACGAATCATCAGCGACTATAACGCTCAGCCTTATGGCTCCTCGAAGCCTAGCCTGCGAGGAGAGATAGTCACCATAATAGACCTGCATTTCGATCCCTATTGGGGAATCACATTTGGGTTGATGGAATATCAGCTATATATCCCTATGATTGAGGTCGAGCTTGTAGAGTCGCATCACACGCCGGAGAAGGACGCGGTATCGCGGGCGGCTTCAGAGAGGGGACACGTAGACAATAAAGGTTTGATCTTGAGAGGAGAATAGTGAATATGGGAGATCTACTACCACGAGTTGATATATGCAAGCATTGCGGGCATTCGTCCGATTGGCACAGGTTGGATGATGCGAAGAATGTCGCCCCAACCGATCCAACAGCGGAATTTCGCTGCTTAGGTTATGACTGCGAGGCTCCCGGCAAACCGCCAGACACCGGACGCGCTTGCAACTGCCTCGGTTTTGTAGGGGATTTAGTTATCGGCAGTGACGGGAGATCGTATCCGATCGACGACCCCAACATTCCGGGCTGAAATCCCGAGTCTTGTGAGGAGAATGGTGAGCAATGAAAACTGAGTCTAAATATTTAGATAGTAACGGCATTTTGCTCGCGGAATTCTGTATAGTTTGCGACGGCTCCGGTGCACCAATGCGACGTAATGCGAAGGGTATTCTTTGGTCCTCGCCTAAGCCATCCGTCTTCGTATCCCGTAGTTTAGCGGAAAGAGCCATCACAAACAGCCTTCGTTATGCTGAAAAAGCTAGGGTTAATCTGCATTGGCAGCGGGATGATTATACGATTGTGAAACTAAACCTCGTTCTCAATTAAGTAAAAAGTGGTGACCTATGTCGATCTGTCCAGATTGTTATGGCGGCATCCACCCCGTAGGCGTGCTTAGTTCCTACTGGCGGAAACCGGATGCCATTGTGCAGCCGTGGATGTATGGCGATCTGGAATCCAAGGCAACCTGCATCTGGACTGGCAAGGGATTCATTGTGCCGGAAGGACTCACGGTAAAGCCTTGCTGGGGAGGAGCGAGAGAAGCTAATTCACAAGCTCCAAGAAACCCGCCGCATGGGTGAACAGAAGGATGATCCAAAGATGGCTAATCAGGCACAGGCACTGCTCAATATGTTGGAGATCGCCAATGAAAAGTGACCAACTCACGCCTACTAAGCACAAATGGACAAGAATTGCCCCGCGCTGCTACGAATGCGTCACTGCGACGGCGCAGGCTTTCATCTTTGGGGCGATTAGGCCGACCAATCTATGGGCGCTTTCTGTTTACTGGAGCGGCGGAAACTTCAGCCGTGTAGAGAATGGCTTTCGGCGGGCAAAATCGAGGGCTCAAGAATGGATGCCATTATGAGTGACCAGCTTTTGATTACTAAGCAGGGAATCCGGGCGGCAGCTATTGAACTCGCTTGCTATTTTCTTAAGGGAACTGCTGCCGGCCAAACAGTAAGTTCTGAGCAGTGCGAAGCAAAAATCCTCGCGCAGTGTCAGGAGCAACCCACCCAACAGTCGCCACAACTAGCGATCAAGGCTTTCATCGTATTTAACAGCGGATTTCCTCAGTATCTTGCATCCAGTCGAGACGAGGCCGAGGAATACGTAGAGGCGCATCTGTCCCACTCACCAGAAGTACAAATCTCGGAGATGACATTAGTCGAGGCTAGGGCTGCTAAACCAGTTGAGTGTCAGGCTTGCAGTAATTGCGGCGCTCGGGAAAATGTCGCCCACAGACTGTGCCAGCACTGTTGGGAATCGGCAGAATTCGATGGAGTTGAGTGTCAGGCACAACCGGAGAATGGCAATGACTAACCGACCACTAGAGGATGTGCTTGATGAATTGAACCGCCTTGTAGCGGTCGCTTTTGCAAAAGAAATAGCAGGCCGATTGGCTGGGGCTGCGGCTCCGCTACAGGACACAGCCACGCCGCCAGAGACTGCCGAAACAATTGAGGACGGATTCGGATCAGTGTGGTCACGAAAGTGCCCTGAATGCAGACGAATGAGTATGGAGGTCGTGCGTCCCGGCAAGGTGCAGTGTGTCTACTGTGGGTGAAGAGGAGCCTATGTTCAATCAGGAAGAATTTACTGCTGGGCTTAAGGAGCGACTGGACCAGTCTAGGGAGAGATACCAAAAGGCTGAAGCTGATCTTGACACTGCTGAAAGGAGCTACGATTACTGGCGCAAGTTAGTGGCCGCGCTTCAAGTTGTAATTGCTCACGAAGAATGGCTCGAACAACACGTAGAGTCTCGCTCCGTAGCAGAGAACGCCAAACAGACAAACTATGTTTCCAACGTAACCTATAAAGGTCCGAGTTGCACGCTCTGCGGAGCCACGATGCAGCCAAGTCCGCAGCCTAAGGAATACGTCTGTCCCTCATGTGGGAGTACGAGCGGATGTACCGAGACCAGCCCAGGTCGAGGCTACACAAAATAAAGTTATCTCCAAGTAGATTTCCCTTGACACAGGTGTAGCAGTGGGAGTAAGTTTTCTCTCGTGACAAAAGCAGACAACAACGGACAAGGCAAGACACAGACGGTTCACGTGGCCCTCCCCTTGGAAGTCCTGCGGCGCATCCGCGCGCTGGCGCACTGGGACAAGCGGTCGTTGTCGGCGCAAGCGGCGTGGCTGATCGAGCGCGGTCTGCGAACGGTAGAGAAAGGACAATGATTTATGGCACAGCATCGGACGAGGTATGTAAAAGTAGCGCTGTTCGAGGAAGTCAAGACTCACCTGCAGGACGCCCGCGTCGTGGGTCAGGGCTCCGACTACCTGCTGCTGGAGCGGGCCGCGCCGAAGCTCCGCGCCAAGGACGCCACGAAGACACGCAAGCCGCAGACGAACGCCAAGGGGTCGACGACGACAGGGCATGTGGTTGTCTCATCAGGTGGTGCGTCATCGAAGGCGACCGAGTTCCCCGGATCGGCGGCGTCGAATGGCTGACTCAGGCGTCATCTACGGCGAGACGGACACCTTTAAGACGACCGCCATCGCCCACCTCGCGCGCTACATCGCCGAGAAGACAGGCAAGGCCACGCTCCTGTTCTCGGCTGACGGTGGCGGCTGGAAGCCGGTGCAGGAGGAGATTGACGCGGGTATGATCCGGCCCTACCGCTGCGACACGGCCACGATCCCGCTCCCGATCCTGCGCAAGGTGTCGCAAGGGTATTGGCCACGCAACCCTGAGGAGACGGATATAAGCCGCGTGGACTTCTGTCCCGTGGACTGGTCCGACGTGGGCGCGATCGCGGTCGAGGGATTCACCTCCATCGGCACGATGCTGATGCGTCACGTCGCCGATAAGAACCTGAAGACGGGCGAGGAGGGTACGACTCCGTTCTCGATGCCGATCCGCGTCGAGGGCCAGGTGCGCCAGGAAGTGTTCGCCGGCAACTCCCGTGGCCACTACAACTTCGTGCAGAATCAGCTCTATGGCCTCACTATGAACTTTATATCGTGGCCGGTATCCTACGTCCTGTTCACTGGGCACGAGAAAAAGACGGAGGAGGGCGACCGAACGGTCGTCATGGGAGTGGCGGTGCCGGGCAAGGCGATCTCGCCGCTGATCCCCACGTGGGTGGGCGACTGTATTCACGCGCAGGACTATCAGGTGGAGCGGGTGACCACCGTTGATCGGCCGGGAGGGAAGCCGAGCGAGAAGGAAGATATCAAGACGTTCGAGCGGCACTGCCGCTACTACTTCCGCAAGCATCCTGACCCGGTAACCGGACTGTGTTTCCCTGCGAAGCCACGCGTTAGCCATAGCGCGGTGCGGGAACTGGATAGGAAGTTCCCCGGCGGATTCTTCGAGCCTACGCCGGAGCACGGATTCGACCTGTACCTACGCGCGTTGGATGAGCTGGCGGCGGCCAAGTCGGATTCACTGAAAGGATGGCGGGAGCGCGCGGATGCGAAACTCGGTCGCGGGAAGCCCGCACTTGTAGAGGTAGTAAAGTGAGTTATCACACACTTACATCAGAATCTGGTGGTGATGAACAGTCTCGTATTAGCGAGGCTCATCATATCTGTCGTCTGCTTGAAGAATTCAACGACCAAATGTCGCAGCGAGAGAGGGACTTTATCGAGTCTATGACAGACTGTAACTACTGTACCACCAAGCAACTGTTCTATCTGCGGGACATCAAGGACCGCTATCTATAACACTAAAAGGAGAACAATCATGTCTAGTAGCTTCGGCGATGTTACGTATGCTGACGCGCCTGCGGAACAAGCCGCAGCCACGAGCGGCGATCCATCAACCTTGGTAGATCCCAACGACCCCCGCCTCACGTCGGAGATCCTCACCATCAACCCTGAAGCCGACGCGTATGCGGTCCTGCCTCCGCTGCCGGACGGGAAATGGCGCGCCAAGGCCAAGCAGGTGGATATCAAGGACGACAAGGGCCAACTGCAACGCTACGCCGTATTCAGCCGTGCCAAGATGGCCAACGGCGCGCCGTTCTTCGCTACCAACATCGAATACTCGATCATCGACCACAGTGGCGAGTTCGACGGCGTAAAGCTCACCGACTACTGGGTGAAGGCCCTCGTGGACGCGCGCAAGGGAACGTCACAGGCGGCCACGATGATCGGCAAGCTGGGCGGCAAGGTGCCGGCGTCGGGCTCGCAGAAGGTATACATGGACGCGCTGCTTGCAGTGTTGGCGTCGGAGCCGGAACTGATCCTAGAGACTGCGTGGTCGGCGGAGTGCCAGCAGTGTCAGGAGGCGGCCAAGAAGCACGGCGAGAAGTCTCCACGACCCTTTCTCGCAGGCATGCACCGGTTCCCCACGACCAAGACGCCGGGCGTGCACGACCCGATTGTGCAGTGTCCGACATGCAAGAGCCAGGTGCGCGCGCAGGCTCGGATCGTGGCTCCCTACTCGCTCAAGGAGACGCAGGCGACGCGAGGGACGGGGGCGGCGCACGCCAAGTAGGCTAGAGTTGTCGTGGGCACTCTGGCGAGCCGTCCGCGACCGGCAGCGGGACCGTGGCTAATCCCATACCCGCTGCCCCAAGTGTGGTGCCACTGCGATGAGGGGCGACGCGATTTCGACCCGGGAAAAGCGACCCTGCCGAGTCCCTCGTCGTAATTATGGAGGATGATATGAGCACCGTTACTGTTCCATCACTGTCTGGTAGGTATAGAAAGCTGCCATCTCTGACTTGGGATCGCGGGAGAACTGCCGACCTGTCCCAAGCAGGTAAAGAAGGCCGATGCAGTCGCCTTACCGGACACGTATTGGTCGTCAAGGGCGACCGGATAGAATGTCAGTCCTGTGGAGCCACATGGCGCGACGAGAGGTTCTAGCGCCCGACCGTTGTCCTCAGGGCCACTTACTCAAAGGAGCTAACTTAGTATGGAAGACACGCCGCGTCTGGATATGCCGGATATGTCATGCGAAGGAAACGCGGGAGTGGGCGCGGCGCAAGCGGGCAGGCCTGACGACTCCTGCGACCTACGATCACTGGACGTGGAAGGCGAAGTGGAAGCAGCGGTATCGGAACCTGAGGTGCCCTGCGAGTTTACCTGTGGCGTCGCTGGCTCGTGGGCCTACGTTGCGGGATTCTTCGATGGTGAAGGAACCATAATCATCAAGCGAGGTAATACTAGTGGTGGATATGGATTTCACTTTAGTATCGCTCAGTCCCATGCACGAGGTCTGGCTGTACTACGAAGGATACAAGCCTTCTTTGCTTCCAATGGGATAAAGTCTGCCGTATACACGGCTCGTCCTGATGATTGTAATTCTCTGTACATAAGTAAGCGATCAGAAATTGAGAAGGTATTGCTGCGACTGATGCCCTATCTGATTGTCAAGAAGACTGAAAGTCAGGACGTTCTACGTTATATGAAGATATTCCCCGCTCGTGCTAATGGAGCGGCATTGGGCATGATGATAAGTGAAGGGCGTAGAGCAGGCATCGCTCGAAGGAAAGCGCAATGACTGACGATATTTATATAACTAGCGAGACCATAAACGATGTGAACGTTCAGGAAGCTACAGTGCCTTGTGAATTTACCTCGGGCGCTGCTGGAACGGGGAAAACGTGGATGTGGCGAGAGCGAATCGCTGCTGACCCTACGTCTGGCATACTTGCAGCAACTACAGGAATTGCGGCAATTAATTTGGGCACAACTACCCTGAACGCGCTTTTGCGTTTTTTCGACACCGACTCCCTGCGCGACGCCTACCTCCAGGGCTCGCTCGTCCGGCGGCTCAAGGAGCTGCGCGACGACTACCGCCGGATCGTGATCGACGAGGTGTCGATGATGGACGGCGATCAACTGTCGATCCTCGTCCGCGCCGCGCTGGAGTGCAATTCGTTCCTGTCCCCCGCGCCACCACTGGGCCTTACGCTGGTCGGAGACTTCGCGCAACTGCCGCCAGTGAAGGCCCGATGGGCATTCGAGTCCGACGAGTGGCACCGCTTCGACGCCCACACGACGCGGCTCACCAAGGTGTGGCGGCAGGACGCAGGCCCCTTCCTCGAAGCGCTGAACCTGACACGGGTGGGAGATGGCGGTGGTGCCGCCGAGTTGCTGTCGCGGGAGGGCCTTGAGTGGCACTCTGCCCTCGACATCCAGTTCGACGGCACGACCATCGTCTCCAAGAACGATCAGGTGGATCGGTATAACGGGATGGCGCTGGATCGGCTTTCCGGCGCGACGTTCTCCCTCGGCAATCGCCGCTGGGGCAAGCAGCGGGGGGAATGGAAGCAGGTGCCGGATCGGGTGACGCTCAAGCGGGGCGCACTGGTAATGTTACTGTCGAACTCTTACGACGAAGAGGGCGACATGTTGTACGCCAATGGAGACACAGGCCACGTCGAAGAGTGGTACGGATCGTCGCTGCAAGTCCGGCTGGTGCGCAACGGCCAGCTGGTAGGCGTCGAGCGCGTGATCCGCGACGTGGGACAGAAGCGCAAGCCGGATGGATGGCCCGCCTACCGCGCCAACGGCCACGGGGAATGGCTGCCGTCGCCACACTGGATGCCTAACAGACGACGCTTCGTAGAAGGCCAGCTAGAGTACTGGCCCGTCCGCTTGGCCTATGCGTCCACGGTGCACCGGTCGCAGGGTATCTCGCTCGACCGGGCGCAGATTGACATCCGCGATCACTTCTTCGGCCAGCCTGCGATGCTCTACGTCGCCATGAGCCGATGCCGGACGCTCGGCGGACTCAGAGTCGTGGGACAGCGAGAACGCTACGTGACACAATGCGCGACGGACAGGAGGGTATCCCCGTGGCTATGAGTGACGACAACGACACCAAGGAACCTGAGATCATCGGCCCCTACGGCACGACCACGCCGTGGGCGCGGCGGCAGGCGGTGCTGAACGCCAGACGCGACCCTGCGGTCAAGAAGCGCCTCATTGACACGTTTGGTGAGGCACACATTCGTAGAGATTTCCCAGAGATCTTCATCGAGGACGACAGTGCGCCAGAAACCAAATAGTTGCGAGGGCTGCCCCTGTCACTCTATGGGCACCGACTTCTCCGCCGTCGAGGGCACGGGCTCGCTGGGCGTGATGATCGTCGCAGAGGCATCCGGCGAGCTTGAGGCCCGCGACCAACTCCCCCTGCGCCCCTACGCTCCCAGCGGCTCCGTCCTCGAACGCACCTTCAAACGGATGGGCTACTCGCGCCAGCAATTCTCGATCACGAACACCCTGCGCTGCCGCCCGGCCAAGAACTGGCTCGCAGGCGCGCCGTGGGAGTGGTCGGCGCTCACCCACTGCCGGCCCAACCTCGATGCCGCGATCCGCGACCGTCGGCCACGGGCGATCCTGGCGCTTGGCGATACGGCCACGCGGGAGCTGACGGGGGAGGCGGGAGAGGCTAGGGGAGTGAGCCATCTCTGCGGGTATGTGTTGCCGGGACCGGATCAGATACCGACTGTATCGACATTCCATCCCGCGTTCATCCGCCGTGGCGCGGCCCACCTGCAGGGAGTATTCGCCCGCACCCTCCAGCGCGCGGTCAACGTCGCTGCTGGACGGGACCGGGAGTGGATATGGAATATTGATCCTGAAAGGAGTGAGATGTATGGACAGCTCAGATATTCGCTACATCCTAGCCTTGACGAGGCTCGATCTTTTTCGCTACGAGTTAAAGGCAACAGCGGACTCCCTTTCAGCTACGATATCGAGACTTACGAATCTGCAAGTCTCGATGAAGATGCTAGAGACGGATTTACCGACACTCGGATCCGGCTTATCCAGTTCTCTCTTAGAACAGGCGAAGGTATCGCTTTCCCTTGGGAAGGAGGATATCGAGAGGTCGCTGAGTCAATCTTACACAGCAACAATGTGAAGGTTGGACATCATGTGTGGCTCTTCGACAACAAAGTCCTAGAAGCCTGCGGCCAGCGAGAAGGACTAGACCTCCGACCACGCGGCGTAGTCCACGACACCCTGCAGATGTTCCACCACTGGCAGCCGGACCTGCCCGCGCACCTCCAGTTCGCGGCGCAGTTCGTCCAGTTCCCGTTCCCGTGGAAGCACCTCGCGGCGACCAACCTCGAATTCTATGGCTGCGTGGACGTGGACGCGACCCTGCGCCTGTATACGTTCCTGCTCGACGCGCTGCGGCGCGACGGGATCTACGACTCCCCCTACGACGCCAGCGGTGACTGCGTGGGTGGGTACGTGGGCCAGGTGCAGCAGGTGCGGCCGATCCTCGCGGCGATGGAGCGGCGCGGGCTCCCAGTCGACGACGCCGAGCGGCTGAAGCTGGACGGGGAGTTCGACTTGGCGCAACAGGAGCTGGACGCGGAGTTGCAGCGCCGGGTGCCGGAGGAAGTGCTGGGACTGGAGCCACGGCGCGGGAAGAAAGGGAACTATGACTACGGTTACATACGTAAGCCGAAAGACACTACAGGATTGGTGCAGCGATCTTTCTCAGTTGCTGCCATTTCCGGGGAGACAGGCGAGCCATGCACTGAGCGACTTACACGCTGGTGTCGTGTCGTGCCTTTCAATCCGAATTCGCCGGACCAACTCAAGCGATACATGGATGCTAAGGGTCACAAGCGTCCCAAATCCCGCGAGCAAGACGACGAAGGCAACGACAAGGACACGACGGCCAAGAAAGAACTCGTGAGACTGGCGCATCGCACCGACGACGACTTCTACCTCCGCGTGATCGAGTACCGCGAGCTGGGGAAGATGCGAGGGACGTATATCAACGGGTTCGTCCCGCACGCTGACGGTTGCGTCCACACTACGTTCACCTTCGACACCGGCATCGGCCAACTGTCGTCGCGCAATCCCAACATACAGAATTTCCCCAAGCACGGTCGGCTGGCCCGAGCCACGCGCCGTATGATTAAGGCGCCTAACGGCTACCTATTCGCGGAGTGGGATTATAAGTCGTGCCACGTACTAACGCTCGGATTCCTCGCGGAGGACGAGACGTATATCCGATTTGCGCGCATCGACATGCACTCCATCATGACTGGCCACTTTCTCAAGCTATGGCGGGCGCAGGATCTGGTCCGCGAATCCGACGACGAGATCAAGGCGCGCTGTCGATGGCTCAAGTCGAACGAGGAATACAAACACATCCGCGACTCCAAGATCAAACATGCTGGGCTCGGGATCGGCAACGGGCTCAAGGCCAAGGGCCTATTCGAACGCTACATGGAGTTCTTTAAGTCGATCAAGGAGGCGCAAAGCATCCTCGACGATTACGAGGAAGTGTTTCCCAAGATATTCACGTGGCAGAAGCGAGCGCAGCAACTAGCGCATGACCAGCAGTATCAGCGCACCGAATACGGCCACATGCGGAGGTTCTATGAAGTCTTCCGGTGGGATTATAAGAAAGCTGCTTACTCGCATGGGGATCAGGCGGAGGAAGCGATCTCCTATCACCTCTCTAACATTGCGTTTGGCTACATACGAGAGCATATGAAATTGCTCCACAATAAAGGACTTGACTCGAAATATAACTTGTGTAATAATATTCACGATAATTTGTTATTTATTGTTCGCGAGGACGAGTTGGAGCAACACGTCGCGGAAGTTTACCCAGTCCTTGTTGAGCCTAGTAAGGTGTTGGTACATCCGACTATAGCTCCCGATGGCCTGTGGATAGATGTCGAACTGAACGCAGGTAAGAACTGGGCGGAGATGAAAGAGGTTAAGATCAATGTCCCAATGGTCGCAGTCACGAACGCCTGAAGTGCTGTTCTGGGATAAGGTAGACAATAGCCCTGGACTTGGGCCTAAGGGGGACTGCTGGTTGTGGATGGCGGCGCGGCGTGGCAATAAAACATCAGCGCAGACTCCTGATAAGTTCTATGGCTGCTTCCGGTACGAGGATTCCGCTCAGTTGGCTCACAGAGTAGCTTGGATGCTTACTAAGGGAGATATACCTGATGGTATGGAGGTATTGCACTCTTGTGACAATCCTCCCTGCGTCAATCCTGCCCATCTATTCCTTGGGACACATGGCGATAACATGCGGGATTGTTGGACTAAAGGACGTGGGCGTATACCTAAGTCCGATAACAAGGGATCAAAGCACGGCAATGCCAAGTTAAACGAGAGAAAAGTTTTGAAGATGCGTAGCATGGCCGCTACTGGGGACTTTACTTACACTCAGTTAGCTGAGATATTCGGGGTCCATCGAATGAACGTTAGTTGTATCGTACGACGCAAGACGTGGAGGCATGTATGAGCATGAAAAAGTCTTGGCCTTATTGTACTGAGGGCCAGTTATCCAAGGATGGAAAATCTATTGTATGTGAGAGGTGTGGGTATCCTGAAGCAACGGACGAGCACGCAGGAATATCACATTTGCCTTTCAGCAAGGCTCATACTTTTGTGCCGAAGAAGAAGAACACTATGGATGAACTTAAGCCTTGCCCGTTTTGTGGTTCCAGCGCTGAACTGCAGGATGCTGACGATGGAGCTAACTTTATCGAGTGCACTAACCCGATGTGTGCAGCGTCAACCAATTTGCAGTATTCATTAAAGGATGATGGGAGACCACAACTTATAGAGCGGTGGAATCGTAGAGTTGGTCACGGTAGTTGTGATGCCTGTGGAGCCGACGTAATCCTACCTAATGAGTTGTGTAATGAGTGCAAAGGTGTATGAGCCTGCGACATCCCACGATAGCGCCAGAGGGACTGTGGATCGACGCGGAATGCTGCGCTGGGGACAACTGGTCCGACATGCACGAGGTGTCAGTGAAAGGAGAGTCTCATGTGGCGCTGGCTACGGCACAATCCTGAACCTTCGACGAACGCTCGTCTGCGTGTAATATTGGAGGAGTATGCGAAGAACCTTAGAAACTCGCCAACGGTTGTTGGATATGCTACGAGCAAGCCCGAACATTGTGGAGCGGTTCTGGGCAAAGTTGATAGTCACCGATGGTTGCTGGACGTTGGATGGCAAGCCAGACTCGGAGGGATATTCTTACCTCTCAATAGGTGGCGGAATAAAACGTCCGGTACGCGGTCACGAAGTAGCATGGTTCGTAGCACACAACGATCTTCCTCCCTTTCCATTGGAACTGGATCACCTTTGCAGGAATCGTCCATGCGTTCGACTAGATCATCTGGAGTCGGTAGAACACATAGTAAACGTTCATCGAGGACAGTCTCCGGGGATGATTCGCAGTCGGCTATCCTTCTGTCCACAAGGACACGCCTATACACTCGAAAATACATGTCTCAGTTGTGGAACTCGATTCTGTCTTACCTGCAAGCGAGAACACGAGAGACAGAGAAGGGAACTCAATCCCAAGTTGAATCAGGAAAACTGGGCCAAGCTCCAAGCCGATCCAATAAAGTACGCGGCAGTTCTAGCGCACAAGCGAGCGCACGAGGCCGAGCGGCGTCGTCTCAGGAAGCTGTCGAATTTGATACAACCCGAGGGAGCCAATGTCTAGTTTGTCGGGATCGGGAGCGAAGCAACAGTTTTGCCACTGGCACGGACCTCCCATAGGATCACACGCGCCCCGCGCCATCGGCTCTGCCATCCCATCCGCCGATCGAGTCGCCCGCGTCGCAGCAGCTTGCATCTCTGACGCCAATTGCGCTATCTCTGCACGTACTCGGCGTGACGCCTGCGGCGAAGGTTGCGACATGGATATGTGATGCAGAAGGGAAGGCGTGACGTGGTCGGCGTCCATCAGGTCGCACCACGCCTCGGGATCGGGCTTGGTCTGGTCGGCGTACCACAACGGTCGCCACTGCTCGCCGGAGAGCTTGCGCCATCCGCCCTTGCCGTCGGGCCGCTGGAAGCGGAACTGCCCTGCGATGATCGGGTGACGGTAACACCGCGCCCAGGGGGAGTACCGTCGGCCGTCACGCTGCTGGCCGATCTCGACCACGTGGAGTTGGAGCGGCGCGTCGAGCATCACCATGTCGGCGATCACCGGCCAGCCATGCGCCTCCCGCGCCAGCGCGTCGTCGTTCCACATCGAGGCAGTGATCCAGCGGTGCAGAGTGCCGGAGTCGTCGATCCATGTGGAGGGGAGCCATGATAATCCATCTATCAGAGGTAGCGTACTTGGACGAGAAACAGTTAGCAGCACTAGACGAGATAGTGCGGTCAATACCGTCGATATCATCCCAGCCCAGTCCTGCGCTACTGTCCATGGATCGCCTGACACAAAGTCCAAACCCGGACGTGCAGCTTCCGATAAAAACCGAGTTCGTTGGTTGGTTCGAACAATGGCGATCTCGCAACCTGTTGATAGCTGAAAAACTCCCTCACGCAAGCACGCACGAAAGAGATGCTGCGGCCTCCACCGGGCCACGCGCCACGACCGCTCCAGCAGCCAGCGGCGGCGACAACTCTGGTAGTTCCGAAGATCCGATGCCGTGATGACCATTCGACCTCACAACGCGCTCAATCCTGTCCCGCTTGACGCTCCGTGCTACCGCTGCGACGCCCAGTGGAAGATCATGCGGCTCGACGCTGACGACCGCGAGCGGCTGGAGCATCGGCTGGTGGTAAAGTGCCGTGGGTGCGGAGTCGTCTCGTTCGCTACTCGTCCGGCGGCGACGGAACCGTCTTCGGTCGCCCCGCTTCAGTAATGGATCGTACCATCGAACCAGCGATGCCTGGTCCTACCTTGCCCCCAATCGCACCGCCCACGAACGGATGTCCCATTACGCCACCAGCACCATATCCGACCATCTTTCCTGCTAGCCATCCTACTGGACCAGCCTTGGTCTGCCATCCCATCGCGCGGTGATAGTCGTTTAGAGCCTGTGAGTATTCTTTGGCCATTCCCTGCTCGTTGGCCGTCTTGAGCAACTGCATGCCTAACTCATGGCGAGCATTCATCATTGCCCGGCCCATCTTGCCACCCTTGCCCCCCGGCACCTTATCCCAATCTATAGACTCGTTGAACGCTGTATAGAAGTCACGTGCATCCTTGAACGTCAGCGGTGTCGTCGGACCAGTATCTATCCGGCCTCCACTAGGTGCAGGCTCAGTATGTCCGCTACGTTGTCTCTCGGTTATCCACTTGCTATACGCCTTTGCAACCTTTGGAACCTTGAATCCCTTATCGCCTAGATCGAAAACCTTATCCAACGCTGCATGTACAGGCTCGTGTGCTACAGGAGCGTCTCCGATCTTACCCTCTATGGCGTCGAACGCGGCTCCAGCACGTGACTTAATGCCAATCATGTCGGAGGCGCGCAGCACCGCACCACCAACCTTAGCTCCAGTTCTGGCGACTCCATAGGCTGCGATTGGTGCAACGGCGTGACCTATCACCGCACCCGGATCACCCTTACGTGCGGCGTCCTCCATTCCCTCAACGTTGGTGCCAATGCTCTCGGCAAACGGAACTACCGCGCGGTAGACTCTCCCATACCCAGCCTGCTTGCGTGATTGATCGGCTTCGTATGCGTGACCTGCAGCCTCGGACTTGGCTTCCTGATCCATCCCGGGATACGGAGAGTAGCCACGAGGCTTTAGCATTCCCTTGAGATCGCTAAGCAGTGCCCCGACCGCGCCTTGTTTCGTGGGCGGTAGTGTAGGCGCGCTATCGTTCTTATTGACTCCGATCCCCTTGGCCTTGAAATACTTGATGGCAGCGTTCTTATCCGTCCCATCGGGGAACTGATACGTATTGCCGTCTGGTCCCTCGACCTCAACGTCCGGCATTGGCCATGTCCTCGGCGGAGACTTTGATCTTCTTGCTGCTACCGTCTGGTGGTGTAGTAACCGTGCGTCCTCGACCCTTCACACTTAGCTCATTTTTATAGCGATCCTGCATCCGATTGACGTGATCCTTCAAAATACCCACTTTGTCGTGCGCTAGCCCTACCATCTGGTTCACTTGTTCGTTAGTGAGTACTACGCCCTTGAGATAACCATCGCTATCGAAGTGCGCGTCGATGCGAGCTAGCCAAGGAGCGCTTCCTGTCGCCTCGTCCCATACCGCACGCGTGATCCGCGCGCCCTTCTGCGCGCCGAGCGTCATCCCAATATGGTTGGCGACGAGTGACAGCATCGCCTGCTGGTTGTCCTTGCCTTCTTGTTGTGCCTTGAGGATGTCTGCAGCGTTCTTGTCCATCGTGGTCTGGCGGTCGATGGCGGAATCATAGTCATCCTGTGCCTTGGTTACTACCTTTTTGGCGGCAACATAATCCGACTTTTCTAGCGCCCGCTGGAATTTATCCTCATCGCTGCTGGCCGTGTGTGAGGTGGCGTGCAGCGCCTTGGCCTTCGCGGCCTCGTCGATCTCGGCCATCTTGGCTTTGTGCTTGGCCTCGTCCTCGGCCTGCCGCGCGGTGCTCTGGGCCTTGATCTCAGCTTCGCGCTCCGACTGACGGTCCTTAGCTGCGATGTCCGTCTCGGTCTTCTTCTCGTCGAGGCGGCGCTTGGACGCAGCGTCCAAGTCGGACTGCTCTGCAACGTGACGTGCGGACGCGTCCTGTACCGCTCCCGCCGCCGACTCCTGCAATGGATTCGTACCGGGTGGGGGCGGGACGGTAGGCTGCGTCGTCGCCGAGGGTGCTCCCTGTGGCGGCGGCTGTACCGTCTGCGTCCCCTGCTGCCCTGGCTGCCCTTGCGCTCCGCCCCCAGCCCCAGCGATGTGCTTGAGCAGTCCGCCCATCTGCTGGATGATCGGCTTGGCCTGCTTCGACTTCCCGGCGATCTTAGAGTAGTCCGCCCACGCACCATCCGCCATCTGCTGCCACTGCTGCAACTGCTCCGGCGTCACCGGCTGCCCAGTCGTCGGATCCTTGCCGTCCTGCTTGGCCTTGGCTACCATCGCGTAATACCGCTTGGCCGTGTCCGCGTGACGCTGTGCATCCGCCACCACCTGATCGTGATGCGCCTTCAGTGCCTTGTCGATGGCTGGCGTCCCGCCGCCGCTGAGCCGGGAGATGATGCTACGGAATCGGTCCATGCCGCCGCCATTACCAGCGCCCTGCACGTCCGTGTTGGGATCGCCTGTCGGAGGAGGAGGAACGGTCTGTGAGCCTTGAGCCATAGTGTCACATCCCAAACATGACATCGAGCGCGTCGGAGGCGAGATTACCCACCGACGCCGCCGATTGCTGATGCAGCGCGTTCGACTCCTTGCGTGAGTCTCCAGCCAGCGACGTGAGACTGGTCGCGGACGAGTTGGCCACGCCAAGCAGGTTCGCCGCCTGGGAGGCCATGGTGCCACCCACCTGCGTCGCTCCCTGCGCGGCACCTGTCTTGGCCGTGTTGACCGCAGAGTCCACCTGCGCTCGCTTCTGATCCTCCAGCGTCTGCGTGGCGGAGTTGACGCCACCACCACGCGCCGTCCCGCTCGACGCGATCCCGCGCTTGGCCGCGTCGGTCTGTTGCGTTGCTGCGTTCACCGTTGGAGCCACGGCGCTGAGCGTAGCCGCCCGGTCGCCACTGAGCAGCTTGGAGTAGTACGCGCCTGCCTGGCCCAGCTCCGACGACGCCGCTGCGGTCGAGTTCTTCCCCTGTGTCATGCCAAAGTTGAACAGGTTCGAGAGATCACCGAATCCGGCGAGCTGGTTCTTGCGGTCGGTCTTGGCCGCCGATCCGCCGAGCAGGTTGCCGATGTCTGTGCCGATGCCGCTCATCGCGCAATATACACAGGAGACTTGACCCGCGTCATCCCACGCTCCTCACACAACTTCCTCGCATGCGGCGAGTCCGCGATCACGAGCCACCCACGGCACTTTACGTCCCTGAGGAATTTGACCATCTGGTCAGCCAGCGATCCCGCCAG